TTTAGTTTTCCCTTCACTTTTTTGATTTATAATAACATAAGCTTTAGTGCTTGCTCCTTCTCGACTGTGTCCAATTTCGGTTGGATCCCCCCCTTTTTTTCTTTATTTTATCATGAAAAAGGGAATAAAAACACATGTTTTGTGCAAATTTTATTTTTCAAACACACTCTAGTCAAAAAAGTTGAGTACTAAACCTTTTTACCTTTATAATGATGAGCCTATTATCTCATATATGATGATTTTGAAAAGATACTTTCTATTTTGCGGTTACGATTGAACGGTGCCGCTTTTTTTCTGTAATACAATTTTTCCTGTTCCAATGTCCCCTTTATGGCAGTTTCATAAAGGACGACATCTTGCCCCTTCAAGTCTATAGATCCCCCCTCTTTTGCGGCAAACCATCCCCGCACAGGTATTAGTAATTTTAATGCCTTTTTACCAAGAATATAATTGGATATTACATACTGTACCAGATAAAAAATGTACGCTGCCACAACGCTATAGGAAATATTTTTTAGAAATTCACTATGATGAATAAACCATTCAAATCCTGGCAATGCCGGTATATCACAGCAATAGCTCCCTGCAAAAATACTGAGCAATGTAAGAAATATAAATATACATCTATCTTTTGATACATTTCCTAAACCTTTTCTTAAATTATCATATATACTACACATCTTCACCTCTATAACATTTCATAAAACTCATATTATGCCGAATTTCGGCACAAAAACATAGGAGATATCTTTTGATATCTCCCATACACTACATTGTCTCTTTTATTTTCAAAATCTCTTCTTCTGTTTTTCCTGTAATCTCACAAATTTCAGAAATCGGATAATTTTTCTTCAGCATAGAAATGACTGTTTTTTCTACCCCTTTTTCCATGCCCTGCTCGATACCTTCTGCTTTCAAGCGTTCCAATGCGGTACACATATTGGTCACCTCCATCGATTTTCCCATTTCCATCGATTCTGTGGAACCTGCCATCTGCCCAATCAGAGACAGGGCTTCTGAACTGATTCTCTTATCTTTGTATCTTTCCCGGATCCCAGCAAAATTTCCTGCAAATACTTCTCGTGTGATCTCAAATGCGCTCTGCACATCTTCATTCCGAAAGGCATATCCTGCAGAATCTCTTACCTCCAGCAAATTCATTTTATAATCTGAAAAAACGGCTGCATCCTGTCTTCTTTTCGCATTTTCGATAAAAATTCATCAGGATCTGACGATTTCACATCTAATCTTTTATAATTGCGTGTATCTTTCAAGTAGCCCATGGCATCATATATCATGTGTCTCAGCGGCATTGCATAATGGATATGCTGCTGATTTTCAATCCCTAACACGACAAATTCTACCCCCATAAGCAGTCTTCTTGATCACGTCTCTTGTTCTTGATAATGTTTCCTTATAATCTTTCATCTCGATCACATCGGAAACATCTGTCCCCTTCTCTAAATCTCTGATTTTAGTATAACACCGAAAAGAACCATTTTGTAAAATTTGATTTTCATGCACATCTCATGCTCTGAATTTTCGTACAAAAATGGAGAGCTATCTTATTGATAAACTCTCCATCTGTCAGTTTAGAACTGTGTGCAAATAGGTGTGTTCAAGTAATGTGCAAATAGTCTGCAAATTACCACTTATCTATACACTCTTACACGTCCTTATACTCTTCAAAACCCGCGATTTTCCGCCGTTTCTTAGAATTTTCCTTCTTTTGCTGATTCCTCGATCGCTACTGCAACAGCAACAGTCATTCCAACCATCGGATTGTTACCAAATACAAAAACGCAGCTTTTATTGTACTTATTTGTATCTATTCGTACTCAAATTCCATGAAAATAGAGACTTAACACAGATTGTGCGTATTTATTTGTATCTATTTGTATCCATAAATATTTATCGTATTTATATTTTGGTACACAAAATGTACACAACCTGTATACCATTTATAACGCTAATCATTGCTCTGATATGATTCGTATTTTTCAAGGAACTTTTCGAGAGAAGATTTTCTAATTCTGAACGATTTAAATTTTAATACAGGAATCATTCCTTTGTCAATAAGTTCATATACATAATTTTTATTAACGTGAAGTATACTTGCAACTTGAGCAACTGTATATACCATTTCTTCCATTATATTACACCATCCTAAATTATTTATTAAATCATATTTCCAATAAAAATATCATAAAACTGTATTACCAAACAATAAATCATAATTACACTGATTATAAAATATGGAATATCATATCGATCTATTGTGTCGCCAGTCGCTTTAAAAAGAATAAAAGTAATACTAATTGATATGAATAATATGATTAGGTTTACAAGTATGTAACTTAACATATATCACCTACTTTCCGGTTGATCCAATACCGCCAGTGCGTTCAGTTGTGATTTCTTCTTCATCTGCAACACCGAATGGAACAAATACAGCCTGGACAATTTTGTCGCCTTCTTCCAATTCAAGCATGTCCTCTCCATTGTTCTTAATACAGATAAAAATATGTCCTTCGTTATCCGCATAGGTATAATCGGCATCTACAACTGGAACAGTATTGGCGATCATCATTCCTTTCTTAATCCCAAGACTACTACGCGGGAAAATCAGCATTACGTAATCTCTATCCATTTCGCACCTAAGACCAGTTGGAATTGTAATATTTTGATGCGGAGTCATTTTAATATTGAAAGGCGTACTAATATCATGACCGGCACTACATGCTGTGCTTCTCTTTGGAATATTAATATTCTTATATTTTTCTGATAAGTATTCCATTTTGTTTTCAATGTAGACATCTCCTAAAATACCTTTGCAATCTTCTACAAACTGTTCAAAACTCACTTTGCTAAACTTCGCTACTTTTCTCATAAATTAAATCACTCTCTTTCTAATAATTTTTGCTTTTACCATGTCATCCATAATGTCAGACAGTCTCGTATATACTGTTCTATAGACATCGTTCTTTCCTTCGTTTGTATATTCTCTGTCGTAAAATGCTGTATACAATGTATCGTTACACACATCCATGACATCATATCCAATATAGTTATCTAAAGATGAGACAAGAAATTCTGCAGCAATTACTGTCTTTGACTTGTTCTCATATAGAGGAAGAAACAGCTTATAATTTAAGCCGTACTTCCTGAATCCAAAATTGGTTAATTTACTATGCGTACATTGTCTATGTAATTTAAGCTGTTTCATAATTTATTACTCCTCTGACTTGTCTTTATTTTTGAAATCATCGTATTGTTTGTCAAATCTGCTATAAAATTCGTCTGACCGTTTTGACGTTACACACAACGACATTATTACAACAGAAAAAATTGACCCTAAAAAGAATCCTGCTACAATACCAATTAATGCATCCATATCAATACTCCTCATAAAATGTCTCTTTACTTATTTTCTTTTTATTATTCGCCTCTGCAGCAAGAACTTTATTTAATGCTTGTTTACGATCGTGAAACACGACTTCTCCTAAATCAGAATAATTAAATAGATAAGCATGTTTGTCTACTTTGTCGCATCCAACAAAATAATCTTTTCTTACTGTTCTGATTATAAGTTGGCATACATCAAATATGCCAACCGTAGGAATGATTCTTGCATAATACAGAATATCTTTTACTTTTACTGATTCTCCCATAGAATCACACTTCCTTGCTCTAATGTTTTCTTGACATCAATCACTCTCTGGTTTGTACTGCCTGCCCAGTGATATGTAACGTCTCTCTTGTCTTCTTCATAGTGTCCATCTACAAGTACATCACACTGTTTTACAATTTCTCGGCGCATTTTCAGGAACTTGTCTCTTTCTGGATTAAAATCATTAGTAACAACTGGATACATGATTTGTTCCCATGTGTATCCGGAATACAGCCAGATTGTTTTTTCTGGATATGAAAGACGAATTTCATTAACCAAATTCAGAACGGATTCAAGATTATTTTCATTCAAAGGATCACCACCAGTCAAAGTAATTCCAGAAATATAATCTTTTGATAGTTCATTGAATATTTCATTTTTAGCTTTTGTATCAAATTTAGCTCCATCATTCGGATCCCAAGTAATAGGATTCTGGCAATTTTTACAATGATGATTACAACCAGAACACCATAGGCAAACTCTGAGTCCAGTTCCATTTAACATATCAGCATGAGTTATATCATGATATTTCAAATTTAATTACCACCCTTTCTTTTGTGGGCTATCTTTTCAGACAACCCACAATAATTTTACATACTCTTTCTGTCTGCAATTTCAGCCATCTTTGCATCATTCAATCTTGTATCTCCATGAACTCTTGAATACGACAGATATCCATTCATTCTTTCAATCTTTGTTAAATCGCTACTTCCACAATTCGGACAAATATCCATATTTAATTCTTCATGACCACAATTATTACAGTATGCGAGCGAAAGATTTACTCCTTCATAAAACCCCATTGACATTGCACGTCTTACAAGTGTTTTAATTGCATCGTGATTATATCCAATCGGATATTTACAATATTGAATGCGTCCACCCTCAATATAATTCCAAAATCTATGTTCTAAATCCTGTTTTTGAATCGGAGTAATATCTTCCCAAACACCACAATGAAAACTGTTGCTTACATATTCTCTATCTGATACTCCTGGAATAATTCCATATTTCTTACGGAACTGTTTTACCTGAAGCCCACAGAGATTTTCTGCCGGTGTACCATAAATTGCATACAACCAACCATCTTCTTTTTTGAATTCCTTAACCTTTGCATCGATATATTTTAGTGTTTCTAATGCGAATTCACCATCTTCTACAAGTGATTTTCCATTATATAACTGCTGCAGTTCATTTAGTGCTGTAATTCCAAAGGATGCTGTCATAGGTTTTAAAAGTGGTTTGATCTTGTCTGATGGATTTAAATGTCCTCCTAGAAAACCTCCTTCGCAATACCCAAGAGGATTTGTGGATGCTTTCATCTCTCCCAAATAATCATAGGTTCTCTGATGCAACTTACGGATCATTTCCAAATAGTAATCAAGAACTTCATAAAAATCTTTATTTTCTTGTCTTGATTTTGAAAGAATCATAGGAAGATGTAATGATACTGCACCGATATTAAATCTCCCTACAAATACCGGCATATCCTTGTCATCTGCCGGCTTCATTCCGCCTCGCTCATACCATGGAGACAAAAATGCACGACAACCCATCGGACTAATAACTTTTCCATACTTATGATACATTTTAGACACTGTTGTATCTCCATCTAAACTTAACCAATCAGGATACATTGTTTTCGCGGAAGTTTTAATACCTTCTTCGAATAAATCTTCGTTTACTTTTCCTTTTCCGTGTAAGTCTTCTGTATAAAGGAATACAAGTTTTGGAAACAACACAGGCTTTTTATTACCATCTTTTCCTTGTCCTTCTCTATGAACTCTGAGAAAAGTTTTTGAAGCCATCTTGGCAAATGGATCTGTTCCCAACCCAAATGTAATGGTGATAAATGGATAATCCCCTCGGCTGGAAGAGACTGTATTGAACTTGTATTCAAGTCCCTGATAACCTTGTTCCATATCACGTTTTACTTTTTTTATAGCGTAGTCATGTGCTTTCTGTTCAAAATATGAATGTCTATAATCCAGTAAGTTATCTGCGATATCATAAAATTCTTTTTTATATTTCTCGTAACTTTTTTTTGCATATGGGACTAATACTTCATCAATTTGTGGCAATGTAAAACCCAAGTGTGTTTACACACACATGCACTATTTCTTCAATGATTGCTAATCATTGCCTTGCGCTTCGATGCAGGATTTTCACCTATACATCTACTCTACTCACTTCTTCATATTCATTCTCGCTATATCGAATGAATATTATGTTTTCGATAGTCTCTGAACCTTCACATAAAATCTTCTGTTGATATTTATTTAATTATTTATCCCTTCTATAAGAAAATAGAAATTTTTATTCTCGCATTCATTCTTTGCTATTCTTCTTATTTGCGTACAAGAAACATTTGTTCCTCTTGACGCAGCCTCAATACTTTCATATACTGTATGTACATTGGTTTGTTTATCAATGCTAATACACCGTCTTTTCATTAACTTTGGTCGGTTTATGGGGCGGTGTAATTTATCATAGGCATGTTTTTCGTTTTCTGAATATGTAGCCCATTCTAAATTGTCTACTCTGTTATTTTTTCTATTTCCATCTATATGATTTACGGTTGTTTTATTAGTTGGATCATCATTTTCTAAAAATGATTCTGCAACTAATCTATGAACCTTAAAACATTTTCTTTTGTTATTTTTTCTCAAATGTATCTCACATACTTCTACTCTTTTGTTGTAGCATATTGACAGAATTTTGCCTCTTATTAGTTGCATATTATCGTATCGACCTTTTACATATCTGTCTAAACTTCTGATTCTACCAAATGTACTTACTTGATATATCCCTTCATAATCTCTAATATCTTTCCAAATTTCTTCTATATATAACACTCTCCTTGTTTTATACAGAAGATTTATGTGCTTGGCACACCGTTCCGTTTCCGGTTCAGTGTTAGCAGTCTTTTAAATTTGTTGACCACACCGCTTATTTAAGCGTTCACAAGGTTTTTAAGTACGGCAGTCGGATTATTTTTACCGTACTGTTGACTCGCAGCGCTTAAGGTAATATCTCCGATTACATCAAATGCTGTATCTAGTGTTTTAGGCTCGTTATACCATACATTTCCCATTTCAAATCCACCACGCATTACTTCTGCGACATCAAAAAGACAGCAGTTCATCGTATCTCTTCTTGCAGACATATCATGAATATAGATATACCCATCATTAACAGCTTGTCTTTCTTCTACTGTTAAGAAGAATTTCTTATATAGCTGTTTATTTAATTCATTTAATACAAGACTTCGCTTTGTAGATACAAGCGCGCTGTCTGTGTTGCTGTTTTCCTTATCGCCGATGTACATAATTTTCTGACTCTCTTCGTATACCGTATCCATCATATGTACAAAATCAAGTTTATAATTACGATATTGCTGATATTGATATCCTACTTTTGGAAACAAATCAAGAAGTGTTTTTTCTACAATATTATGAATAAAACCTACAGGAACTTCATCATTCTCAAAGTCTTCTTCATCAACCTCGTTAAGAACTCTGTTGCAGATCATTCCATATTCATCTTGTGAAAATGTAAAATTTTCTCTCTGTGCAGATTTATCAATAGCATTAATAATTTTCTGTTCGTTATACTCTTCTAGTGTTCCATCCTTCTTAATTACTTTCATCAATCACATCATCCTTTCTTACTTCTGAGAACTATCTTTTGCTGTCTTCGTTGTAGTTCTAGTTCTTTTGGTTTTCTGTTCCGTTGCATTATTCGCTTCTTTCGGTTCGTTTTCTTCCAAATCTTCATCATCAAAATCAGACCATTCATGATTTTTGTTATTTCTAAACATTGTCACATCTGTACCTTTGAATGCACGAATACATTTTGCAACACCTTCAAACAGCGCCCAGATTGGGATCCACATTGTTGTACCGATTGCGAAAATCACTGTACCCAGTTGATTAAAATCCATGTTCATCTCACCTCCTAACAAAACCACTACCACCATCTCTCACGTTTAAACATAAATGAGAGGTATCATCAATATTTCCATGTGTTTTCGTGTGTCCAATACTATCAATTACATATTCTTCTTCTCCTAATCTAACTGTGATGAAATCGTCAGGATACATTCCCAACTCTCTCACCAACATCCCACTTGTTCTAATCAATTTATTTATTCTCCCTCTCTCGTTTTTAAATATTCAAATATTTCATCTACTAAATCATCGATATTTTTACCGTCGTTGTTATAAAAGATTCTATCTGCTAATTCTTCCGCACCTTTAAAATCTTTATTGTCATGTAAAATCCTACGATCAGCTTCTTCTTTTTTATCTCCACGTTTGGATAATCTGTTTCGAATTGTCTTATTATTTGCGTATATATAAATAGAAATGTGTTCATCTAACTCATCTTTGATATCTCTATAACCATCCGGAGTTAGAATCACGATTGATTTGTTATCAGATCTGGATATTTCATCGAGAGGAGAACCATAATACCACGTTCCGTCTACTGTGTCATATTTCTTCCACTCTGCAAAATATCTTGTATTAATAAGCTCTTTAAATTCATCATCGGTAATAAAGTTGTAATCAATTCCGTCAACTTCACCTTTTCTTGCCGGTCGTGTTGTAGTCGTTACAATCTTTTTATATCCTCTTTTCACAAGCTCATTCACAATTCTGCTTTTCCCACTTGCTGTTTTCCCAAAAATAATAATCGCCATTATTCAGACTTCACCTCTGTTTCTTCTGCAATAATTGGTGTTTTATTAATAAACAATACTCGTCCATTATCGTCTACGCACATTGCTTTATATAATGTAACTTTGCATTGGTGCTGTTCTGCATCAACATATCTTTCACATGCATCTTTTACAGGACAATCATTTTCTTCATGTTTACAATAATAAATCATATCTGACATTATTCATTTGTTCCTTTTCTGATATTCATTTTATCACAGATTTGACTCTCAAATCCTTTAATATATTCCATTAGTTCCTCTTCAAAAGCATCTGTTTTGTTATATCCGCATGAAAACATTTCCGGACACATTCCGTTTCTGTACACACATTCTCTAACCATTCTGCTTGCTGCTTCTGGTTCAAGTTTAACAATTTCATCTCTAATCATTCCAAACGCTTTTCTTGTTTCATAGCTTGCACAATTACACAACCTCTTTCGTGCTACATTGATTAATGCCTGAAAATTAAAGTAATATGTTGCACTCTGCAGTGTATTTCTGTTTGGTGCTTCATCATAATCATTTCTGTCATTTCTAAGACTTGAAACAAACGGAACAACACCATTAGAATGACGTACCAAATGTCCATGTACAAATTGTGGTGCATTATAAATCTTTAAAATTACAAATCCAAGTCTGATTGGAGAATGCTCTGCCATAAGAAGTCTCAGTTTCCAATCATGATCTGGATAAGAACCTTTATCCTTTCCAATTGTAGTCATTGTTGCATCTTTAATCTGCTGCCACATATCTTCAGCCCATTTGATTTCTACTCGCATTTTTGTTAAATCTGGTTTATTCATGCTAGTCCTCCAAAGCCCACAGTTTCATATCTTCTTTGAATTTATTTTTTACATACTCATCTTCCGAGTGGAGCACAACTGTGCATTCTCTTTCGAGTCCAATTCCCATAATCCCAAGAATTGATTTAGCATCAATCTGATATCTCCCACAAATATAATCAATATCTTCTTCATAATTGTCACAAACCGTTGCAAATAGCATTGCATTTTTTACAGTATTTAATTTAATTCTGATTTCCATAATTTTAGTTCCTTCCTATTATAACGTTGTTTCGGTATGCAGAATAACTACATACCCAACATCTCAATTAATTGTTCTTCATTAATAATCTGAACACCCAGTTCTTTTGCTTTTTTATTTTTACTGCTATTGGATTCTATATCGTTATTGATTAAAGCAAATGTGGATTTTGTTACAGAACCTGTTACTTTCCCACCGAATTTTTCAATAGCTTCTTTTACTTCATCACGATTTTTGAATTTATATACTTTTCCGGTAACAACAAATGATTTGCCATTCAAAGAATTGTTTGTTTTAGAATTGTCTTCTGATTCAAACGTCATAAGAGAAGCAAGATAATCTGCAATATTACTCATATCTTCAAACCAAGAATGAATATTGTTATTTAATACATCTCCAAAACCGTCAAGCTGCGTAAAGTCATAATAACCAACGCTTGCATCTCTAAACTTGTCCCATGTACCAAAAGCTTTAACCAACTCTTTTGACTGTGATGTTCCAATCCCAGGAACACTTAATGATGCAATAAATTTATCCAATCTTACGGTTTTACTATTTTCAATTGATGTTCTTAACTTGTCTACTGATTTCTTTCCAAATCCAGACATTGTAGATAACCTATCATAATACTGGTCAAGATTGTAGATGTCTGTAATCTCTGTAATCCATCCAAGTTCAATGAGTTTCTTAATTGTTTCTTCTGACAAACCTGAGATATCCATACCTTTCTTGGAAACAAAATGAGAAACTCTTCCTAGTAGCTTGCCTTTACAATGAGGATTAACACACATTAAAACTTCTGAATCGTTTTCTTTTACAATCCGAGTCTCTCCGCCACATACAGGACATGTTGTAGGAATATCTGCATCCATAGCATTTGCATCGCAGGAAATAATCTGTGGAATAATTTCATTCTTCTTTACAACTGTTACTGTTGATCCGATAGAAATATTCAATTCTTTCATAATACTAATGTTGTGCAATGAAGCTCTACTCACTGATGTTCCTGCCAAATCAACTGAATCAAAAATTGCTACTGGCGTAAGAGTTCCTGTCTTGCCCATACTCCATTCGATTTCTCTCAATACAGTTTCTTCTGAGTCCTCTGCGAATTTAAATGCAATAGAATGTTTGGGATGATGACCTGTCATTCCAAGTGACTCTCCGTATGTAATATCATTGTACGTTGCCACTAAGCCATCAATCGGAAAGCTCTTTTCCTTTGCACGTTTTCGTAATTGTTCTACCACAATATTAATAAATTCAGCATTGCAATTTCCACGAATAGGTAAAAATGGAACAGTGTCAAATCCTATATCTAAAGCATACTGCAATCTATTGATAAAACTACTTGACGCAATATCTGTTGGCACTTTCCACGCGATAAATTTAATATGGCGTTGTGCTGCAATTTTACTGTCTAATTGTCGTACAGATCCAGAAGCTAAATTTCTCGGATTCTTATATTTTTTATCGTCTGGCAATGACTTATTGATTTTGTCAAAGTCTTCATATGTAATAATCGCCTCTCCTTCGATTTCAAAATGACCTTTATAATCAATCGATAACGGAATATTTTCAAACACTTTTGCATTATGTGTAATCAATTCGCCGATCTCACCGTCACCACGAGTTTCTGCCTGAACCAACTCTCCATTTTCATATGTAAGAAGACATGTCAATCCATCCATTTTCAGACTTAAAATACAGTCTTTATCTCCAGCAAATTTTACTAAATCATCTACAGATTTTGTTTTATCCAGTGATAGCATTGGATGGGAATGTTTAACCTTTTCTAGTTCAGATTTCACCTCATACCCAACGGACTGTGTTGGCGAATTCGTATACACAACACCAGTTTCATTTTCAAGCTCCGATAATTCATCGAATAATCTATCGTATTCTGCATCAGAAACATCAGATCTTGCTTCATTATAGTAAGCATCTCTATATTCGTTTAGCTGCTCTACAAGCTCTTTAATTCTTTTGACCTTATCCATCAAATCACTCCTTTGCATTTTTTCTTCGTTCATAATCATCCAACATGAAGTTTAATTTTGGACAAAACCCTCTATCTTCTAATGTTTGAATCACGTCATCAACTTCGTATTCTGAATTTGAAGAAATAGTTTCTTCATATACAACATCAGATTTTCGTTCTCCACAAACTGCACACTCGGATACGGAAACAGCCATAACATGTTTGCACTCATAATCCATGACGATTGTGTAATATTTTCCGACTTCTTTATATTCGTGATTACATTTAAAAAATTTAAACATTCAATCATCCTTTCATTTTCTGAATTTTATATGCGTCTACAACATTTTGCATTAATGCCAATCTTGTAAGAAGACCAACACCACCTGGTACCGGCGTAACATATGTATTATTTAGATATCTCTCAAAATCAACATTGTTTACATCACCACATAATTTTCCATTCTCATCTCGATTAATTCCAACATCTACAATAAGCTCACAAAAATCTGAAAAGTCTGAAAAATCAAAATAGTTTGGAACTCCAACTGCAGAAAAGGCATAATCTACATTTCTAGTGTAGTATTCTGTGCTCATAGTCGTACTATTGCAGCATGTAACAGTTGCACCTTTTTCGATCAACATATTAGTCAACGGAAGTCCAACAATTTTACTTCTGCCTAATACACAGCAGTCTTTGCCTTTAAATTCAAAGTCATTGTATTCCATCCAATCGATAATTCCTTTTGGCGTACATGGTTTGAAACAACTATCTCTTCTAAATCCATCCACATCTTTTTCTGTTGGAATCAGATTCTGTAATCTTTCCAAATTATATTTACCTGGAATTGGAAGTTGAATAATAATTCCATCTGTATCAGAATTTGCAATATCTTTTATAATACATTCGACTTCCTTCTGTTCTGCCGCATTGGAATAAATATTTACATGACGCATTTCCATTCCGATTTCATCGCAATCTTTTTGCTTTCCTTTAATATAGGAATTTGAAGCCTTATCATCATCAATCTGAATTACGACAAGGACTGGTTTTTTATAAAGATGTTTGATCTCTTCTTTTAGTTCCTTCTTTTTAATGTCTACATAGTCTTTGCAAGATACAATTTCAGTTCTCATTTTCTATTTCTCCATTTCCTAATCTTCTTTTCGAACCTTTCTGCTTGTATAAAATTAGATAACATAACTAGATAAGTAATGATGTACAAACTACAAAATAAGATCAAAAACCAAAATATAATTTCAATTTTGTTCATCCTTATTCACCAACTTTATTATTTGATTCTGCTTTGTCGATTGCAATTCCAAGAAGTGTTTTTAAGTAATGAATATCTTGAATTAATAAATCATTCTGCTCTTTTATTAAATCTCGATATTCAGAATAAGTGTTTCTAACTTTTACATTTGTCACAATATTTAAGATTTCAACAATTGCATATATCACAAATAAAATTGAAAAACTTAATACAATAACATTATCTACGTTCATTGTCAACTCTCCTTTTTAATAATTTCTGCATAGATGTATTTCTCGCTAAATTAGCTTTTTTCTTAATAGCTCTGTTCACAGTTGTTACATCTCCAAAATGAAAACACCGTTCTTTCATTCGTGTGAGTCCTACGTAAATCAAATTTGAATTTAGCATATATGTATGTGCTGATGGAGTAATCAAAATAACTACTTTTATACTACTTCCTTGAGATTTATGAATAGTAATGCAGTATCCCAATCCACACATTTGCATTGCACTTCTATCGTACTCAACCAGAACATCGTCAAATTCAATAACAACCTTGTTTTGAGTTATCTCTCTAATTTTTCCGGTTTCACCATTTGCAATAAAAGTTTCTTTCGGAGCATCTTCTGAAACAAAATCATCTTCGTAATAAATCATTGCGTGATAATTATTTACATTTTGAATAATTATGTCATCTTTATAGTAGACTACATCACCTATTTTCATATAAGATTGGCTTCCATAATTTTTATTCGCTATTTTCTGTAGCTGATTATTAATTTCTACCTGACCAAAATCGCCTTTTTTATAAGAAGTCAACACTTGAATATCGTCCACTGTGTAATTTGTAGACAATAGTTTCTTATATAAAGCTATTACATTTTTTACAAGTACGCTTGAGCCAACATTAATAAAAGCATAGTCTTTGTTTTCTCCAAAATATGTACACTGCTGTTTTACATCTTCAAGATATGTCTTACATTGTCTTACATCTGTTGCAATTTTCATCAAACCACCTTCGCCATATCTAAACACTTTAGTAAGCGTGACCGTTGGAATCAATTTTGACTGCATAAAATCATGTAACAAATTTCCACATGAAACAGATGGTAACTGTGCGTTGTCTCCAATCATAAGTAATTTTGTATGTTTAAAGTCAACCGCATCTACAACATGCTTAAACAGATTTAAATCAACCATAGAAAACTCGTCTATAATCAGAACATCACAAGTCATTTTTGCCTCTTCGTTGTATCCCCAATTGTTAGGCGGCATATACCCAAGACCTCTATGAATTGTACTTGCATGTTCATTTGTATTTTCTGACAAGACTTTCGCAGCTTTTCCAGTAGGGGAAAACAGTTCATATGATTTATTATTGTCTTTTAACATATGTATAATTGCTTGTGTAGAAAATGTTTTTCCTGTACCGCCGGATCCATTTAGAATACAAATATTATATTTACATATGTATTCAAGAATCTTTATTTGTTCATCTGATAACTCACAATCATTATTAATGATTCTATATTTCTCGATATCGTAATCCCATGAAATATTGTTCTTTAATCCATCAATTATCGTTTCTGCAATAGCGCTCTCTGTTTCGTATGTAGATTTCAATGATACACACATTGTATCTTTATCGTAAATAATGCTTTCATGTTTGATGCAATCAACAAACAAGTCAGAACAAGCTGGGGTTAGTTTCATACATTGATTTCTTAAATCAACAATATTCATTACTGTATGTCCATCATTTTCATTCTCTTCCAATAAATACAACACACATGACAAACATCTTTGCTTACTCGTTTTTAAATCACAAGAAAATTCTATAATCGGGGTTTTACCATTTTTAATGTTGTTTATAGATTCTCTTTCTAGCTCTAGCAGAATAGAATCCGCTGTTTTAAAACCAACTCTTGCTAATCCACATAAACACTTATACGGATCTTCTCTCATTTTTTGTTTTATCATTTGTACAGACGAGTATTTTTCATGCAGTTTTTTTACCATAGATAGAGTTAGCATTCCTTGAAATTCCGTAACAATTTCTGCAAGACAAAAATTCTCAACAATCTTATTTTTGATTACTTCAAACGTATACTCTTTGATACCTGGCGTTTTGTTTAAATCAATATCCTCTAATCTATTATTGATTACCCTATCTACAATGTCTGGATAAACCTCGCATAGAACATCGGCTTGATTTTCTGTGAGAATTTTTCTTAAAAAAATATCTTAAAAAGATATATGTTTCTTCGGCGCTCGTTGGTCTATCTCTCTTAATGTTTGTTACCTTGTAACCGTATCCATATTTAGATAACTGTTCAACTGCAGCAACTTCATAATTTGATCCAATACCAAGTTCGTGAATCTCACCTGTTAAAGTAACATTGCCATATTTTGTGAGCTTTATATCCGGATATTTATTTTTGTCAACATCAACGGCGTAGATTTTAAAATCTCCACCGTCATATGTCTTTCTAACCACAGAACATTTAAATTTAACTTCTTTTTTATCCATAATTTTTCATCACCTAATCACCTCATACTCTGTAAGGATATCTTCTAATTCGTCTGTCGCTTCCCACTTACCTTCTGCATTTGGTCGTTTCTTAAACTCTTGAGCGAAGTCATTTATTTTAAGAACAGACCACTGACCAAATGGGTCTTCCTTGAAAATTCTTCCTTGCTTAATTCGGGTTTTAATTTCTTTGCCAGTTCTAATTTGTCTCGCTGTAATATATGGTTTTGTCGTATCTTTGTAAGTTTTGAAATCTGTAACCATATAATAAAGTGGAGAAACATGTGAATTAGTATATAAAATTGAACCAAGATATTCTTTTTCAAATTTCATAGACTCTATAATCCCCATTGCTTTATTCTCTACTTGTCTACTTAATTCACATAGCAATCCAATATTATCTAATTCCTTAAACAACGTAGCGGTTTCTTTCCCTGAATATTTTTTCATCAAAAATTCTGTTACTCCAAGTTCTTCGAGCTTCTTTTTGTTAATTTGTTTTTTACGAGCAAATTTATCAAAATATTGTATTAATTTCAAAAGATATTTATTTTCACCAAACTCCTTAAAGAAATTTAAACCTGTTAAAATCATAAGCTGTTTTGAATTGACAGAAGTTTTTTCATCGATATCAAATAACAACTCAAAGAAATTGCTATATTCATTATTCCCTAATTCGTACAATTCATCTGCAATTTTTTCATTACAGAATTTAATGGAAGATATTCCTTGATATATCGAATTGCTATTTTTGTCAAACTGATATTCAGCTTTTGATTTTCTGAACTGAATTGGAAGAATTTCATAACCTTTTGATATAACATATTCTTTGATTTTTAGAGATTTTTCATCGTCAGATGCATATATATTTAAAGCCGTTGTGAGAGTCTCTAACGGGTAATAATGTCGTAAATATCCACATGCAAATCCTAAAAATGAATATGGGTCGGCATGATTCTTTGAAAACAAATAATTAGATGCGTCAATAATAACTTGTAAAAATGATTCAATAATCTGTTCTGCATCTTCTTGTTCTACATCATAATCATCTTTCATTGTCTTTATAAAACCTTTAATATAGTGTTCAGATTTTTTACCATCTATATTGGTCATATATCCGCCGTCTTTTATAATCGGAATATCTGTTTCAGTTCCAGTTTTCTTACTAAAGTGACGACGTACAATATCAGCTTCTCCCATTGTAAATCCACAAAATCTATGTAAGAATTCAATAATCTGTTCTTGGTACACCAAAAATCCGAGTGTAGGTGCCAAGAATTTGTTTAACTCATCATTCCCATTGTCTCGATAAATACCTGCTGCCAATTTTGTTCTGTATGATTCACCAGCCGGTCGAATTGCTCCATTAGCCATACTCATCAGATCGATGTATGATAAACCAGGATTTTTCTCTTTAATTTTTTCAATAACCTGTGGTCGTAGAATATCTCTAAGATACGATCCAGCAAAATCAGATTCAAACTGAAATATTAAAGTTGTATCTTTTGCAATATCTTCCCATACTCCTTTATCCTCAAAATCCAGATTATCAGGTGTCAAAAACGGAATTCCTACCGCATCACATGTCTTGTAGATAAGCCCAACACAATCTAATCCCAATACATCAAGTTTTACGAAATTTAACGAGTCGATTTCTTTCATATTAATTTGCGAAATAGGTTTTTCGTCTGATGAAATATATAACGTCCCAAATACATCATCTACTGGATAAGGGGCTACAACTAACCCAGCCGCATGTCTACCTAAACTTGTGATCGTGCCAACTACGATATCCACATACTCAAACAGCTCTGAGTATTGCAAGCGATATTTTTCTTCTACAAATTCATGTTTATTCTCATCTTCCTGAACAAGATTTGACAATACCTGTGTTTCTTGTGGAGTCATCCCTAACGCACGTCCAACATCTTTGATTGCACCTTTCATCTTGACAGTATTAAATGTAATGATGTTACAACAATGTAATTTTTCTCTATTGAATAGATATTCTCTTACTTTCCATCTATCTTCTTTAAACCAATCTGAATCGATATCGGCAAGACTAACTCTCTCCTCATTCATGAATCGCTCGAAGTTCAGATTAAATCTTATTGGATCAACTTCTGTAATTCCTAATAAATATGCAATTAAGCTTCCAGAAACAGAACCTCTTGAATATCCATATTTAACTCCATTTTTTCTTAATTCCGTTTTATAATCTTCCTCTAGAAGCATAAAGTCTAATGCATTGTTATGGATATATGTTTTCAATTCATATACAATTCTGTCTTGGTATTCTTTATAATTCTTCTTTTTGTCAATACCTCTCCATTTAATCCCTGATGATATTTTCTTTTTTATTTCTAACAAAGAATCGTCATACAACTTTGGATATTTATATGAATAATCAAGCTTGAATTCTTCAATTCTGTCAGCCATTTTATTTGTTTCTTCTATTGCTTTTATATAAACATCTTTTGCAATAGCAAATTGTTTTTCATATGCAGATACTAATTCATCGTAACTTTTAAAGGTCATATCCCATGCAGATTCACTATCAAATTTAACATCTTTGCTTTTCTGCATAATAGCTCGTCCACGCATATGCTCATCATTTAAGGAATGCGTGTCTGTTCCTGCAATAAGCGGAATGCCATACTGTTCAGAGATTTTCACAAGATATTGATTATACTTTATCTGCATATCATCACAATGATGTTGAATTTCTAAATAGCATCTATCTTTTTTTTTGATAAGAAAGTTCAGAAAATCTTCTTGAATATCAGGTGTTCCACTTGCTAAAATCCCTCCAATGCAAGCTGTTGTGATTAAAATATTTTCAGAAGTATTTATTAGCTCTTCAAACGAAATTCTAGGTTGATAATAAAAATGACCATCTCTTACAAAAGCCTTTGAAGATAAAGTATTCAGTTCCTTTACACCTTCATAATTTTTAGCAATTAGCACACAATGATAATTATCACGAACTTGGAATTTATTTTCTTCTAAAAACTCATATATTTTATTCTGCGCTTCTTCTGGATCAGTACCCAATAATGATTCACATAATTCGGTATCATCAGGATATTGATACAATTCTTTTGTTACATAGAATTCTTCTGCATGAATATATTTCATACCAGCCTTTTCAATCGCGTTTTTCTTGTGAACCCATTCAAGAACACTTCCATGTTCTGAGAACGCCATCGCTTTCATACCAAGAGATTTTGCATAGTCAATATATTCGTTGTATTTTGTAACACTATCGATATTTGTGACTCCATTTGATAAATCACTATGTAAATGATAAACTACATAATTCTTCTCCACTTACTCACCTCAGTTCTATAAATCATTTAACCAAGACATATCGTCCTCGCCAAGTATTTCGCCCGGTGTATTAGATGCAATGTCCGCCCCAACACCTGCAAAAATATTATCTTGCTGCTCTTTCTTGGCATTTAGCTTGTCCAAATATTTTTTATATGGCAGATGTACATTCGGAGAGTAAGCACACAATGTAGAAAAGTAATAGCTTTGTTTCTCTACCTGATCGTCTGAGTCCCAAAATTCATTTTCTGCTTCTGACAAATTACTGTCTTTTAGTTTCTGATATCTATTTTCTTTTTCTTCAATTTCGCAAATTGTGTCAATGATATCTGTCGTCCATTTATTCAAAAGCTCGTCTGTAATCGGAACCGTTACAATACAATCATTCATTTTATATTTTTCTTGCACCTCTTCCGGAAGACATTTGATGTCATTTGTTTGCATAAGAAGATCAAGATACTCCAACTGTTTCTCCTCGTATCCACATTTTTTTAACCACATCTTCACACTGGTCTGCAACTTCACACCAATCTGATTTCTTTCAATTTCTCTCGTTGTCCATTTCCCATTTGCTTGCTGACAATCAATTGAGACATACTTTAGAAAATCCCATGAGATGCGAATCTTGTCCATTGGAATCCCCATTTGATTCAGAGCAATTGCATACACAATTAACTGTCCGCATTCGTTTTCTGCTTTTTTACCTTTGTAAATGGAACTTGTTTTCCAATCTAAGATATGATAATTACCGTCATCATCCTTATAAACAGCATCAATATATCCCTGGAATACGTTGTTTCCAATTTTTGCAGTAACAAATCTTTCGATTTCCATATGCTGTTTAAACATTTTGTGATGATTAAAGAAATGCTTTAGACATTCATAATATTTTTGTTTGACACTTTCATTTTTCTTTTCGTCATTTCTGTCAAATTTTAGATCCGCCACTTCTGCGGTTAACCAAGAGTCTTCAAATTTTTCATCCATTTCTTCATATTTAATATGTCCTAAATACAAGTTTTCCATAATATCATGTGACATCCCACCAGTTACCACATAAATACAATCATCTCTGTCTTCTGGAACATGCTTAATATATTTTAGATAGTACTCATATGGAGATGTATGGTATGCATTGAATTTAGACCAACTCCATAATCGATCAGTTTTGTAATAAGACATAATCTCTTTTAATTCTTCTCTTGTTTTTCTTCCTATGATAAACACCTACTTTCGTAACGATTTTAAATATTCTTTGTGTTCATGATCGTCATATACAGTCCTGTATTTCACCATGAACTCATATATCTGATTTCGCGCATCTGCTGGCGAATCTTTATCACCTATGATTCCCCATCTGTCGTACATATAGCTCACTTTTCTAATATGATAGAATTTCTCGCAGCAATGTCTTACATGATTAATATCAATATCCTTATCAAAACAGATAATTATTTCCTTATTTAAACCGATTAATATCCTTGCCTGTTCATCTGATATTTCATGTCCAGAAACAGCAACGCATGTCGAATCACAAAGACTGTCTCTTTTTAATACAGATTTTTCACTTTCTACAACCACGACATAATTTGATTTTTCAATCGACTCTCTATTTTCATATAAACCATATAAGTTGATTTGCTTTGGATATCCTGGAGTAATGTAATATTTTTTGATATCGAATAGATCATAATTTTCAACCGTTGTCCTCATGTTGTATCCCATTAACTCGCCGGTAAGCCAATACCGTAATGGAATTATATTTCTCTTGTATTTATAGCTGTATCCAAGACTAAATTTTTTGACCGTCCACGGCATGACGCCTTCTTTATACCAGTCTATATGTATATAAGGAACAAATGTATCAAGCTCTTTCTCATCACGCACTTCAAAGTCAAGTACATTAACCTTTTTTCGCCTTGTTTTAACCTTTTTAAATATCTGTAATGGGTCTATTTTTTCTTTTTTCTTTTCTTCCTTTTTGAATGAAAGTTCAAGATCTAAAATCTTATGTAAATTTTTCACAGCTTCCCATGTTGTATGCTTCTTATGTTTGGCATATAAATTGTATTGAACGAGTGTGATTATGTCTGATTTATCATCAAAAAATGTTTCCCTTGTATAATCTGTGACATTTAAATATTCGTTATTTTTTACAGTCACGCATGATTTGTTGTCGCCATCTATATTTCCGCACGAATAATATTCTTTGTTTTGATGGTAAACAATGTGGTGACAACCTATCTCCTGTAACACAAACTCAATCTTGTTTTCTTTATATATGTAAGTTTTTAATTCGCTAATCGTCACAACACTGTTTACCGCCTTTCTAAAAGTCTACTGGAACATTTGTTATTCCAACCTCTTTGATAATATTTCTGGACATATCATGCTCGATTACTACCTGATATCTATTTGCTGAACCTTCACGATTCTTAATAATAAATAGAATCTGATAATGTTTGTCCTTATCAAGTTTTACCGGAATTTTCGTCTTTCCATTTTTACCTTCTAATTTATATACTCTTAATTCTCTCTTTTCCCCTGTATATTCATCGTCGTATAAATCACGAATCATGATACATGTTGATGCAACATCAATGATATTTTTAGACATCCCGATATTATCCTGTGTATAATACCTTTGTTTCACACTACCCTTTGCCAACTGAAATGTAATTAAAATATGAAGGTTTTTCGCCTCTGGCTTAATAACATCATTAATCTTTACCATGTTCTGTTGCATTTCAAGCCATGATTTTTCACTTACATTCCCTGCGTCAAGTTTAAATGTATCCAAAAGAAAATACTTAACTCCCATACTTGAGTATTTCTTTATTGTTTTTATCGCATTTTCTGTTTTATATTGTTGGAATGGAAGAATTGTAATAATATGATTGTCTGTTTGTTCTTTTAGCCAATCTGCTGCCTTGTATAGAATTTCTTTTGTTCCTTTTTCAAAATGTCCATCTCTTACAACATGCTTCTGTAGATCATCTTTAATGATGTTATTTGCTACAAATACAAGAAGTTCCCTCTGCCACTTTCCTAAACCGTCCTCATTAACAATGATTACAATTCTTTCTTTTTCTTTTATGGCTGTTGGGATAACTGCATTTCTTGCAAACGTTGATTTGCCGACATTACTCAAACCGCCAACCAAAGTAATACTACCCAGATATTGACCACCGGTTTCTTTCGTAATAATATCCATATTGTTATATGGAAGACCGACTGCATACCCCTCGTCCAATTTCTCAATTAACTCGTAGATTCCGTCACAAATGTCGTAACTTTTTACATCGTAATCAATGTTTGAAAAAATATCGTTGAGCTGCGCTTCCCACTCATTGTAAATTTCCTCCGCGGTCATATCACAATAATCACTTAATCTGTCATTAACTGCGCAACGCATCTTTGCCAATTTAATTACGCTATTCCATTTACGAAGTTCGTCAATATATCCGTAAAGATTTTCTGATTTTACATATCCACCTGCTGCTTCAATAGTTTCATATCCGCCATACTCGTCATATTTTTCTCTTAACTTCGGATGTTTCTCAAGATACAACCCAACAGTAATTTCATCTAACGTTTTTTTCTTTTCTACCTTTATAATGTCATCCGCAATTGTCCAGTAAACTCTCCAAACATTATTGCCAAACTCTTCTAAATGCAAATTTGTCTCATAAATCAAATCTGAATTTTTGTATAAAATCGCAACAATATTTGCCTCATCAGCTTCTTTATATTTGTTTACTTGTTTGATAGTTTCAATTAATTCCTTTTCAAATGGTGTTAATTTTTTTGCGTTTGTTTTTGTTGCCATTTGTTAATACGCTCCTTACCATAAATTTTTCAATTTGTCGTTCTTCAATTCTTTGGTCTTTGTTTGGTAATGAGCTGCTTTATGCGTCAGAATTTCAGTATCCATATTTTCGACTTTTTCATCGTTGCGTTCTTTTCTTTTAACCATCTCATAAACGTCATTAATATTGTTTTTTACAATTGCACAAATGTAATTAACCTTTTGCATTTCTGACTCAAATGTTTTTCCAGATAATGCAGCCAATATTCTTGGTCTGCATATCTGGAATGTGTATAAAATGATTTTGTATGGATACTCAGCCTGATTTTCAATAAGTCTATTTTCGATAAACTTTCCCGTTCTTATCCCTTTTAATTTTCTGCAAATGTTTTGCGGAATGTTTTGATTATCGTCGTAAAATAAGATCTCTTTTTTTACATAGTTATACAATTCACTCCACTCTTTTTTCTCAACTTCTGTCATCTTTATCGGTTCAGGCTTTACTCTCATTACATCACCACCTTAAGCAACAATACTTAACGCCTGTTCAGCAATCGATAAATCATCAATCAAAGTTGGATTTGTATATCCGTGTTCTTTTGAAAACTCAAGAAGAGGCTTAATTGCTTCCATATTCCCTTTGTTATCTTTAATAAAATCTTTAATCTGTTCAATTACAGATTCGATTTTTTTCTCTTCCTTTTTCTCAGCCTCTTTTTTAGCAAGCTCTTTCAGCACTTCCGCTTCTTTTTCAGCCTGTTCTTTTTCGGACTGTTCAAATGTTTTCCCAGATTTAGCCTGCTCTGCTTTAATTGCATCTGTAATCGCCTGGATAAATTCATCTGTATCAAATGCAACCTCATCAACAATATCTGCAAAACGGGATCCGCTGTCTAACGCCATATTGTCATCTCTAAACTTGATTTTTCTATGCTGATCAACAATTTTATTTACAGTGATATCTTTTTTTGTTACAATGTTTTTCTTTCCGGTTTTTTCTGTAACAATTGTTCTGTCATAGTACCCAAGTCCAAGGAAATGCATTTTCTTTTTCAGTAGATTGAAATAAACCTTTTCAACATCTGATGTTAATGTCTGATAAGTTGTTCCTGTTGCAATATCTGTTACTTCTTTGTTCTTTACATGTCCAATAACAATTGTTGCTACACCAACTTTTCTTAAATCTTTAATGATATTGAACATAAGCTCAAATGCTTTTGCCTGACCTTTCTGGAATCCATTCCATGCTCCATCAATTGTATCTGCCTTTTTATCCATGTGGTCTTTGTTCCACAATCTAATCGCTTCCTGCTCTGCCAACTTAATCCAACCATCGTATGTATCCACCACAATTGCTCTTAAATCTGCATAATCTGTCGTTTTATTATCAATAATATCTTCTACGATATCTTCTACATCTGCCCATTCATCACAATCTTCATACACAATTCCTTCGATTGCATCTGCACCGGCTTCTCCATTCATCTCAAGAAAAATGTATCCTTCTTCTCCTGCTAACTTTTCACATACTTCTTTAATAAGTGTTGTCTTTCCAATTTTAGGTTCCCCTAATAAACAAATGTTATATTTAAGCGGATCAATTTTTACTTCATTTTTCTTTCCAAATCTTCTTGCCATAAGTTGTTGTCCTCCAAAATTAAATGTATTGTGTTTTGTATTATTTTCTGTCTATGCAGTTATGTACTGCATAGACTTGTTTGCAATTCATATTTATAGTTTCTTATTTGTGTTTATCTTAAGTTGTGTATTTTAACCAAGTGCATCAAGCCAAGACATATCGTTTGGATTTGTTGCCTCCTCATTTGTCTCATCTTCTCCATGAGTATCTTCAACTGCATCTTCTGATTCTTCTTCATACATAAAATCAAGAGTTAAATCATCTTCATCATATTTCTGTTCAAACTTCTGAAGCACTGGTGTTTTTGCCCCGTCTTTCCCTTCAACATTTTTAATCAATGGTCTTCTAATAACCATTCTCTTTTCTTTTCCTGAATTCACTGTACATTTCTGAAGAGCTTCTTCTAATGTAAATACTCCAATCTCAATAAGGGTTTTAACATCATCAGGAATGTCATCTTCTGTTGCTGTTACAACTGCGCCGCCCTCAATCAGATCTCCTTCAAATGTAATCTCTGTAACTCCTCTTTTTACCTTGAAAAGTTTTTCAATTACTTTCTGTGAAATTTCTGGTTTAGTTAGGTCAAGTTCATACTCAAATGCTTTGTCATATGGGATATTGCATCTAACTTCTTTACCTTTGTACTCTTTTACATAATCGAGAATCTTTGCATAGATAGGTAAAATTCCTGTTGATTTGTCCGGCTTTCCAACGCTATCCCTTGTAAGCAACATTGTCTGTGTGAAGTTGGCATGATACTTACTTCTGTCATCTGCTTTGGAAAGCACAAGACTAGAAATCTCTTTTCTTACTTTTACATTTCCTTCGTATGAAGAATATTTAAGCTGTCCTTTTACATTAACAACCATTCCATCCTCAAGGTTTTCATTGATATAAGCAATCATGTCATATGGTGTTAAGAATTTCTTATAAAATACTTTTCCATTTTTATCTTTTTCAAGACCAACAGTCATGAAGCATAAATCACCTACAGATTCCAGAATTTTTTCATCAAATCTATCATCCCAATCAATTGTGAATCTGTTTTCGAAATCGTCTTTTCCGTCTTCGTCTTTTCCATGCACATAAACAACATTGTCACGTTCTGCACCATATCCACCCATGAGTTCTGCATAAACTGTTCCACACACATCACCACAATCAACTCCAAGATTTAATGAGTTATAAACCCAATCAGATTTTTCGGAACGCTCGTCCAATTTGTATGTATAATCAGCACTAATCTTTGCCTCTCCAACTAACACAAATGAATTTGCCCATCCTTTTTTCTCTAATACTGCCTTTTCTTTTCTTGCCATAAATTCAATCTCCTTCTAAATGTATATTTTTTATATGTGAACGACCGCGTAGCAGCCGGAACATAGAGTTACTAATATGTAAATTTCTATGTAAACCCCGAAAATGGGCGCATTTAAGAAACTGTCGCTCTTTCACGACAAATTTTAAAAATATTCAATTCTATAATTGTGATTTATAGAAACTATTGATTTGCAATTTTATATGTGAATTATCTTACTCAATTGATAATTCTCTTAGATCTGCAACTGTCAAATCAGTTGCATAGAAGAAGTCTGTGTGTGATCCAAAATCTATTTTTAATTTATCATTCTCAAGATATAATCTTTGGTAATATGTCTTGAATCCTCTGTCTTCTAATACTTTATGCATATCTCTCCAAAGCTCTTTCTTGTTTTTCGGATGAGATATGACCTTAATCTCGTTTTTGTTTGTATGAAATTCCAGTTTCATTCGATTTTCACCCCCAACAAACGTAGTAACCATGCGGGTTCGTGAAATGCAAATTTTTGAATTTTTATATTATTGCACATATTATTCGCCATTTTATTCTAATTCACTCCTGTCAATTCTTTGTCCACACTTCGGACAAAAATCATATTCATCATAATCAATCTCATAATGTTCATCACAGTTTGGACAGATCCATGTGTCCCATATAAATGTTCCATCTGGAGCATACCCGTCTCCCTCGATACTTGGTTTCTTCGCTGTATCACGGGATTCCAATTCATGTATATATTCTGTTGTAATCCCCGGCATAACTCTGACAAAACGGATGATGTCTAACAATGTTCCATAATTTTTAGGAACCTCATCGTCATCTTTGAAGCCATACAAAAGATTCAATACATCTTCTTTTTTTATTAACTCATTTCCCATTTTTTATTCTCCACAATCAAACGCCTAATTCTGTTTTATATGTAAATCTATCCATATTACAAATCCTGTCTTTCTGGTAAATTTGCAATTTGTCTTGCTAATTTTGCCTGTTCTTCCCAATCTAGTTCATTACAACATAATGCATATAATCCTTCGTCATCATTATATGCCATTGCATTGATTGTGAAATCACGTCTCTTTAAATCTTCAATTAAACTACTTGTGAAAATTACTGAATCAGGTCTACGACTATCAGAATATTTTCCATCAATACGAAATGTTGTTAATTCATATGATTCTCCTTTTACCACAACAGTTATAGTTCCGTGTTTTAAGCCAGTTTCAATTACTTTTTTATCCTTAAAAATCTCCAGCATTTCGTCTGGTGTTGCAGATGTACAAATATCCCAATCGTGAATTTGTCTTCCAATGATGCTATCTCTTACACAACCACCTACCACATAAGCGGAATGTCCGTGATTTTGAAGTGTATGAATCAACTCATTTGCATCAGACGGAATATTTATTTTCATTCAATTTTACCTCCATATTTGGTACTTCCATAAATTTCGATAGTAATCCTTCATGATAAAATACTTTATCGTTTTCAGTGATTTCTTCTCCATTAAACTTTCTCAGCACAAATGGTAATGTATAATTGTTTAAGCATTTAAATTCATATTCTCTTTCAATAATATTTTTTACAATTTCCTTGTAATATCCATCTGTACCAGTAATTTTGTGTAAGTAAAATAATTCAATCCTGAATGGAATATTAAAACGTACGTTAACTGCCATTTCTAATATTTTTTGTTTATTTATACAGCCTTTATATTTTCCCATATCAATAACAATTTCATCATTAGAGTAAAACGCAATATCACTAGTGGAATATCCTAATTCATCAATAAGAACTTCTAATACAAGACCCATCAAATATTTTTCATAAGTCACCTGCCTTTTAGGATTACAGTTTCCAAGAATGACTTGTCTAATATATTTGCTGTTTACGATATGTTTATTCTCCGTATATCTTTCAATAAATTCTTCCCATGTATCAGAGTTACTAAAAATACTTTTATCATAAAATTTTAATGCTGAAAAATTTGCCTTTCTCATATCAATACTAATAAACAGTTTTCCGATATTTGATGGTTTATAAATATCTTTACCTGGGAGATCTTTGTATTTTAATGAATATTTTCCCATGTCTTCAGCATTTAAGCTCTTGTAACCATCGGAATCTTTAATGTTCTTTATTGCAGCATCCTTTACTCGATTATATTCTTCAAGATAATCTTGCTCACACTTATATTTCTCTAACTCTCTTACAAAAATATTCCATTTATCCAATGTATTGTAATAGTTATCATATAATTGAAGTCTGTCTGTAAAATATGGTTCCTTAAATAGTTTCAATGGAATATTACAATCTTTACAGAAACGTTCTTTCAGTTTTTCAGAAATATCCATTATATATCTCCTTTCACAATTCGTTCATTTACATACATTTTAAACTCTTCGATTCTCTTGTAGTCCGGTACATTTGGCAACGAAGTATTTTCTTTAGCGTAATAGAATCGTTTTTCATATTCATTTAACAAGTCATAAAATTCAGAAGTTGGCTGCCTGTTACTATCTAAATATTCTCCGTTTCGTATGCTCATAAGTAGATCATGTTCATTTTCTCGATAAGTAATAATTTCTTCTTTTTCAAGAATATCAATACACATCATGTATAATCTGATCAAATGAGCCATATGCTTTCCAAGTTTGTCCTTGTTCATTGCTTTTTCGTTTCGCCTACCGATTTTGTTATAGCTGCTTACAATTGCCTTCATCTCATTCCACATACCAGTCCAATCTCTTAGTGGATAATGCTTTAAATCAATGTCCATAAAAATTTCAGTGTCATAACCTTCCTGCACTGCTTTATCTGTATAAAGATTGAGTGATCCATCACTCATTGGGAAGTAACGGTTTTTAAAGTCATAGCTTGCATTATTGATTGATTTTAAAATGTACTCTTCGTTTTGTGCCTGTCCAACTAATCTAGCAGCTTTGTTTTCCATGCGTCGTAACTGGCTGGACGCATATCCGGCAAAAGAATTTATACAAATCTTAGATAAAAACATTTTTCTATTATTTAATAATTCTCTTCCAACATCAGACAAATATAAATAATGTTCAGGTTTACATCCTAAAATTTCAATAGTGTTAGGATTATTTGATTTTAGTAATTGTAAAATTTTATTGAATGAATAAACTGTTGTATCTGTATCAATCTCTACAACCTGTTCAAAGTCTTTTCCGAGAAGGATTTCTTTTTTACTGTTTAACGCAATTCCTCTTACATCAATATCACTACAATATTCTTTTGTATTGATATCCATTCCATATGCGTGACTGCCGCCAAGCGTAAGTAATATAATATTGTTGCCTAAGTGCTCATTCTCTTTTAAGAAATCATATTCTTGTTGTTTTACTGTTTCTTTAATTTGTTTCAGATTCATACTCTTTACCTATTATTATATTTCTCAACTAACTGATCTCTTGTAACACCGAATAATTCCATACAATAATCCAGTAACAAATTGTCAGGATAATCTTCTTTTCTACAATACTTGCAGCTATCCGGCACATAATACTCACAGTCTGTACAACTGTCGTATTTACAATGTTTTTTTCTATATTCATACATAAGGTCATAATCATCTAAATCTGGATGCAATTTACAATGTTCTCTCACATAACCATCTTCTTCAGCGCATTCATCACAACACCATTTTGTCAAACAAGTTTCACATGATACGTATTCCCCACAATCTGGAAATGTTGTTCCGCAATTGTCACATGTATAAAATTCTACTCCCATTATTCTTCGTCCTCCTTAATAAAACTAAATTTTCAAATCTTCTGAATTTATTTCTATCTTTCCACCAGATTTTAAATCAACAAGATAACATTTTTTTACGGAGAGATTTCCAAAACATTTAATTTTAATAATCTCATCTTGTCCATCGATTTTTTCTAAATCATATATACAAAAATAGTCTGGGATTTTTAATTGATACTCTTTCCCATTAATATACACGTAATATTCACCATCACTATATGATCTACATGTTATTTCTCCATCTGAATGTTCTAAAATTCTTTCGATACGATTATACTTTTCTTCTAGCTCCTCAAATCTATCCTTGCTAACCCACACTTCTTTTAACACCTCTTTCATTTTTATTCCCATCTAAATCCAACAGAATATCCAATAATCTGAAATGCTTTGATTACTACAAATGTCACAACTGTTAATTCCAAGTTAAAGTCAATAGGTAAAATCAACGTTAATAATTTCATCGCTCCACATACAAGCAAACACTGAATGGAATACAGAATGTTGAAAAATATAAGCGCTGAGAATCCTGTAATTTTAAAGTTCTTTTTCATATCATTCTCCGTTTTAAATCTTTACACAACTGCAGCTTTTTAAATTAATTACATATTTATTGACATTCTTCTCTCTATACTTATCCATGTAGGTTTCTTTCAACTTAATAATATCTTCGTCATCTTTATCCTGCTCTGCTTCAAAAACAGCTCCTGGATCATTATCTTTTCCACCCAAAAGAACGCCTTTTACTTTATATTCTCTACCATTCTTATAGATATAAAAACAATCATGAACGCATTTTCTTCCTTTGTCAGTATCTACAAAATGATCTCCTTTTGGATTAACAACAACTATACCTTTTTCGTTTCCATATTTAAAATGTCTGTTAATTTCATCAAACTGCTCTTTTAAATCTTCGTAAAGATGAGTATAGTACCACAGGTCTTCATAAATTTCTCTGACTAATCTATTTGTATCTTCTACGCTTCGAAGCAATGTATCATATTCTGTCTTACCAATCAACATAATCAATCCTCAATTCCAAAATAATATTTCTTTAAGCGTTCCTCGCCAATAGATTTAATTGCCTGTCGTGCGATCTCTTCTGACGTAAAACAAATATTACAAATACAAAAATCATATACATACATTGGATTGATGATTTCTTCTTTACAATTATAAAAAATGACCCATTTCTCCTGTTTCTTATCTTTCCAATCAATTTCATACTCATTATTTTCTTCTGAAAATCGACGCAATTCTGTTTTTACTTTTATTCTTTCTAATTCAAATTCTGCTTCTTCTTTAGTTTTAAAGCAGTTACCAATTTTATAGAATTCACTATCAATTCTATCATCGTACCATTCACTATTCATAATTCCACCGCAGTCATTTATATAAAAATATTTTCTCCCATAATTCGGCTTCCAAAGATTTCTTTTAGATCCATTGGATTTCTTTATCAAGTTCATCAATTGTTTTCTTTCTTCCTCTGAAAGATTCTCCATATTTACTGTAATATTATTCTCCATAAATACCTACTCCTCTTCGTTTAAATCAATTTTTACATTCTGCCATTTTTTATAAGCGTCTAAATACAATTCATTTTTATCACCGTTATATGTAAGTTCGTAATACATACCGTCAGAAATATTTGTGCTTATTAATGCTTTATGATTCTGCAGCGTTTTACAATACCACACAAGATAGACATCTTCCTGTGTAATAAATACATTGTCTGTTTTATCAGTATTTTCATTAAAATACTTCATCACATTTTCTTTACATAATTCAATAAATTTTTCACTACTCATAATCTTATTCTCCTTTTTTCTTTCTAAATTTTTTACAATTTCTCTTGTATCTTCTAACAACTTTTTTAATTCTAAATATGATTCACTCGGTTTGCATTCCTCATCATGATCTCTTGTAAACGATACACATTTACCATTAGTCTTATCTTCTACAATTAAGAATTCACCTTTATTTTTAATAGCTTCAAACTGTTCATGCCAAACTCTTACATGTCTTACATTACTAAAATCCAACCCTGATGATACTGACATATTATTCACCTCCTACGAAACGAAAGTTTCATCTTAATATTTTTCTAAATACTGCATATAGCTGTGACACCATATGCAGCTAAATTTATTTACGTTTTCTTCCAAAAAAGAACCCAATGCAAGTTGCCATTACGATACACACAATAAATACCCATATATTTAATACAATCATTTATTACCTCTTTTTCTTTTCATTTCTTCAATTGTTTGTCTTGCATTTCGTTCTCTCTCGCTTGCTTCAAGTCTCATGTCTTGAGCTTGTACACTAGAGTCAAAAGCAATTCTACTTCCTTCTGCTCTTCGCCTCGTTTTCTTGGCTCCTTCTCTGACTCTCTCTAGCATTCTTTCACTCTCATTATTCATATTCATACTGTCCATACTTTGATGGAGTTCAATAATCTGACTATCTGCTTCCATCTGGAATAAAACCTGTTCTTTTTCCTCTTTTAATTTCTGAAGATCTGAACTTGCCTGATTCCTAATTTCTTCCTGATGCATTTTAGCTTGTTTCATTTCTTCTATCGTATCTTTTAATACCTTGATTTTGTTCTCTACTGTTTCTTTTTTCATAGCATATTGCATTGCAGAATTTTCATCATTATTATCTAAACATGCGTTAATTTCTTTTGTGATACGCATAATTTCTTTATTCGCATTGTATAAATCCTTTTCTGCGCTGTCTAATCTTCCAGAAATCTCCGCATATGTTGTAGATGCTTTATTATAAAACTCTTCTTTATCACGAATAGCTGCATTGTAATAATCTTTTGCCCCTTCTGGAGTAGACGCATCTTGTCTCATTACTTCTTCGTCTGTTCTTCCTTTTAATTTCACTCTTAATTGTTTTCCAAACGAAGAATTTAAGAAAATAACGACTAAAATAACAACGATTGCGACCAATACAATAAACATAAAATTTGTCATATACTTATTCTCCTATTCAACATCAATTCCGTATGTGCGACATAACGCTTCAAGCCCACCGTTATAACCACTTCCAACTGCTTTAAACTTCCATTCATTGTTGCGTCTATAAATTTCTCCAACAACAATCGCTGTCTCAGTAGAAAAATCCTCGCTCAAATCATATCTTAATAGCTGTTCTCCTGTTTCTTCGTCTAATACTCTAATATACGCATTTTCTACCATTCCAAAATTTTGTAACCTATTGTTTGCATCATAAATTGTTACCGCAACGGATATTTTTTCACTATTATTCGGCAAATTCTGAAGATTTACTTTAATTACCTCATCATCACCTTCTCCATCGCCAGTTCTGTTGTCACCTGTATGGATGACACTTTTGGTTGAGTTTGAAAGGTTTCCATAAAACACAAAGTCCTTGTCATTACCAACTTTTCCGTTTGCGCCTGTAATAAATACAGACGCATCTAAATCGAAATCAGATTCTCCATCATAATGATTTGTATCCCATCCAAGTCCAATAAGAAGTTTATGTAATGATGGTCGACCTTTTGTTAGATCTACTCTTTGTCCCTTCTCAAGATTAACAGACATTTCTCGCACCTCATTTCTTATCTGTAATTTTCTGTTAATTCGCTAATACTTTTATCTGTAGTTCCTGTTCCAATAGCATTGAATTTCCACTCATTATTTTTCTTATACAATTCTCCAAAAATCATTGCAGTTTTACCAGCGTAATTATCGGACAAATTGTATCTACAAATTTCATTTTTGCTAGACTGATCTACAATTCTAATAAATGCATTTTTAATCATCCCAAAATCTTGTTTTCTTGCATTACATGCATAGATGTTAACTACAAATACAATTTTACCAACATTTTCTGGCATATTTTTTAAGTCAACTGTGATCTGTTCATCGTCTCCGTCACCATCTCCTGTTAAGTTGTCTCCATGATGTAAAATGCAACCATCACTTGACCGGCGTGATCCGTAATAAATAACATCCATATATTTATCTTCGTTGCTTAAAACAATTGCTGAAGCATCACAATCAATATCATGTGTTCTACCAAACAATCCTTTTTTCGCCGCATCCCAACCAAGCCCCACAACTACTTTCTCAAGACCATTTACTTCTTTTGATAAACTGATTTTCTGACCTTTTACTAAATTTACTGACATATTCTTATTCTCCTTTTTAATTCTTTTTTCTTTTATACATTCAATCCAAAGTTCTTTGCAATAGCTACAAATCCATCATTATATCCGCATCCAATTGCGTTAAATTTCCACTCTCCATTTTTACGATATAGCTCCCCAGCAACGATACCTGTTTCAAGAGAGAAATCTTCATCTAATTCATACTTAAATAGTTCTTCATTTGTATCAGCATCATATGCTCTAATATATGAATTGGACACCATCCCAAAATTCTGAAGCCTATCTTCGGCGTTATAAATTGCTGCAGCAAAACTGATTTTTTCAATATTCGATGGAATCTTATTCAACTCTACTTTCATTGTTTCGTCATCGCCAGCTCCTTCGCCGGTTCTGTTGTCACCAGAATATACAATTGCTCCACTTGGATGACATGGCTGGTTATAGAAAATAAAGTCCTGTTCACCAGTTACTTTACCGTTTGCATCTGTTAAAAATGCAGATACGTCAAGATCAAATGGTGCATTCCCATCATATTTGTTCGTATCCCATCCTAAACCAAATACAACATTTTTCAATCCGTCATTTCCTTTTGTTAAATCAACTTTCTGACCCTTTACTAAACTAATTGACATATTCATGTTCTCCTTTTTAATTATTTGTTTTTGTAACTGCTTTTCTTACTAAATCAACTGGTATTACCATAAACGCAAGAACTACAATAATTAACCAATGATTGAAATCTAACGGTGTTACCTTAATCAATTCACCTGCAAAATTGCAAAGTATTACAGTAATCATAAAAATGCTAATTGCGATATATCCAAATAATTTATTTTTTCTAATTCCTTTTAATAGATTGAAACTATCTGTTCTAATATTAAATCCGTTAAACACTGCCATAAAACATAACAATGCGAATCTCGCAGTCATTGCCTCTACATCCGTTAAAAACATTTTAGAAATAGGACTAAGAATGATTACTCCATATAATGCAATAAAAGATATTGTACTAACTGCAATTCGTGTTTTGGCTCCCCTTATAAATAATCCGGAACCTTTTTTAATTGGCTCTTCATACATGTATTCTTCTTTTGGTGGCTCTCCTCCAAAAGAAAGTGAATTCAACGAATCCATAATAATATTTACAATAAGAATCTGTACCGATGCTAGTAATGATCCAACTGCTACAATCGGATACAACACACTCAAAATAAGTAAAGAAATGTTAATCGGTAACTGGAACTCTAAAAACATCATAATGTTGTGCATAAATGTTCTTCCTAGTTCTACCGCTTTTACAACTGAAGCAAAATTATCGTCTGTAAGCACAATGTCTGACGCTTCTTTTGCAACATCGCTTCCTGTTTGCATTCCAAATCCAACATCAGAACGTTTTAATGCTGGCGAGTCATTTACCCCGTCTCCTGTCATCGCAACAGATCTACCAATCTCTTGAGCTAAAGTAACAAGTCTCAATTTTGTATTCGGAGAGCATCTTGAAATTACTCTCAATGATGGGATAATTTCTTTGACATCTTCATCACTCATATTTTCGAATTCATCATTTGTGAGAGCTACATCACCATCTTTGTAAATTCCGCATTCTTTTGCTACCGCAATTGCAGTTTCAATACAATCTCCTGTAATCTCAATAACTTGAATACCAGCTTTATGTGCAATATTCACTGCGTCTGGAACCTCGTCCCTAACAGGATCAACGACTCCAATAATACCAAGTAATGACATATCTTCCGGTAGTTTATTCTCTTCTAACTTTTCATTTTTAGAAGACAACGCAATACATCTCATAGATTTCGTTGTCATTTCTCTAAGTTTATTCTGAATCGCTTCTTTGTCCTTAGATGTAAAAGATTTTCTATTTCCTTCCTCATCAATCATAAATGAACACTTTTCAATAATTCTCTCAGGCGCTCCTTTATAATATGTAAGGTTGTCCTTTGTAGTAAACGCTGAATATTTATTACTACTGCTAAACACTTGCTTGTCTAACATTTGAATATTCTTATTAATATTTTTGTATTCATCTGAATTAACTAAGGACATCATGGCTCTATCAATTGAATTTCCACCAGTAATCATCCCATCTTTGTCAAATGTAGAACTGTTGTTCAAAACAATGTTGTTTTTCATTTCATTCCACAATTTTGAATTCATATCAATTTCTTTTGTATTTGAACCAATAATTATCTTTGGAGTCATAACACCTGTTGTTAATGTTCCTGTCTTATCAGTACAAATAATGTCAACATATGCTAATTCAGGAATTTTACCTGGATTCTTGGCAAGGATATTGAACTTCTCCATTGTTTTTACGTTCTGTTTGGTAACAAGTTTTACAATTAATGGAAGTCCTTCCGGAACTGCAGCAACAACAATGGTTAATGCAACTGAAAAATTCTGTGCAAATTTCTGAATTAAATTGAAAATGTCATCCGAAAAATATTTTGAAACACCAACTTCCATAATTCCAGAAACGGTAAGAACAATAAACGTAATTGATGCTACAATCGTTCCCCACTTAGAAATAAAGCCACTTAAATTATCTAACGCAATATCAAGAGCTGTTTTAGGAGCCTCTAGTGTTTGCATTTTTACCAATGTATCTCCATTGACTGTATTTACACCAACATCTGTGACAACCATTTTTCCTTCGCCGGACATCACGGTTGTTCCTGCAAACAAACAATTCTGATTTGTATACGCATCTGTCGATGTTGTTTTCTTATGAATATATCCATCAATCGGCGTTTTCTTACACTCTTTTGTTTCTCCATTAATTGCAGCATTGTTAACTGAAATTTTACCTTCCATAAGATATCCATCTGCAAAAATCTCTTGTCCCATTCCTACACAAACAACATCTCCCACAACCAATTCATCTTTATTGATTGTTTGCAATTGACCATTTCGTATTACATCACAATACCTAATAGATGTTTTTGCTCTTAATTCTGCTGCTGATTTTTGTACACCCAACCCTGTCTTAACCGCGATACAAGTTACAATTGCAAGAACAAACATAATCATAAGCGGTTCAGATAATTCCATTACACCTAAAAACCCCAACACCATTTGCAATATGGCAATTGCAATTAAAATCATAGTGATTTTTTCACATAGAGCATCTTTTGCAAAATGATACCATTTTTTTAATTTCAGCTCTGGTAATTTATTAGAACCGTACTTTTCTCTGTTTTCCACAACTTGTTCATTTGTTAATCCGTTCATCTTACTCTCCTTTTTCATTTTCTTTATGTAAATCACCAATCTCTTTCATGGCGCGTACATACGCTTCTTTCTGAATATTAATTGCTCTTTCACGCTTTTTCTTATCGCGTTTTACTTTTCTCTCATAAGCTAATTTCTTTTGCAATATTTCTTCGTGTTTCTTATTCTCTTCTTCAATAAGTTTTTTATTATGATCTTTAATTGCCTTGTTAACCATCTTTACATATTTTTTCTGATAAGAAAGTTCTGTTGCCATATGCTCAATTCCTTCTAATGTATATTTGTCTTTATACATTTTTTTTGATAAAGCGACAAATAAACCTCTCTGTAAATCAAATTTATCTTTATCGTCACAAGTGACTTTCTCCTGTGTACCATCACTAAAAAAGATTCGGATTACTTTATTTCTTGCTAAAATTTCGTAACTGGAAATTTCAATGTTATTATTATCTTCGTATACAGATGATTTAGAAATTTCTAATCCAATTCCACTGCACATCTCCTTACATAGATCATAAGCCGTCTTTACTTTATAAAAATCTTCCTTCATTCTTCTATCCTTTCTATTCTATCTGTTTTATAATCTCTATAACAATATGAGTCAAAAAATAATAAAGCCTTCACAGACTTAAATATTTATTCTATTACATATCCCACTAATTTGCCGCGACACCATGTTTCAATATTGTCTACATCGGTTAGACTCAGTGGTTCATCAATCAGAGCTACTTCGTATCTATGACCTTTTAAATGTTTACTTCCTACTACGATTGCTTTTGGTTTCCGCTTTTTAAAATATTGAGGTACATATTTCGGCACATACTCTTCTATAAACCTCTTACACATATTATTTTTGACAAATACAGGAATATCATATTTCGCTGATAGTCTAGCCACTGAAACAGACTTACCAATTCCACGATCATATTTCGTTGTATAATTCACCAAACTACCTTTTTTGTTTTTTAGCACCTGATTCAAGTGGTGTTTCAATTTCAAATATGTAGATTCATATTTTAACCGATATGATAAATAGCTGCATAACTTATATAATTTCATCTCTATCTGATCCATCCTCTTCTTTTTTATTCACTCCAATATTCGCTATTTTATAAAGAATATCGTATAACCCTTCACGAAAGCTACACTTTCGTGATTCAAATTTATCAGCTATGTAACAAAGTAATATAATTACAAATATAATTACAGGTGAAAACCATCCGCATAAACATATACATAATAAATCTCTTACATTAAAATAATCCTTTAAATCTTCTTTGTTATATTCACTTTTCCTTAAAGTACTAAGAAGCAAAAACAGCCATGAAAGAAAACCTACAAAAATCCACGATACAATAATCACTAAAATCCACCTCCGTTCTACTGCAGTATAAAACCAAGATTTAATTCATTTGACTTGTTCATTTGTTCTTCCTTACAATTCAATATAATTCCATCTTTTCTTATCTTCGTATTTCCACTGGATCTGTCCCTGGTAAATTCTCGTCTCGATATTTACTACATTGTCCATACCTAGGATAAATTCTCTATAAGAATCAATATCTCTTTCTGACAAATCATGAATCGTTTTAAAAATATCTAAATTCTTACAAATATGTTCTACTGACCACTCGTAATCTGTTAATGAAAGCTGTCTTTCAAATTATTCTTGCACGATTACATTATTATCTTTAGGATTATCTTTTACATGTAGTTCTGCATAAACCTCATAAACATCCGACTTAAAAAATGAATTACTGTAAACAAGCCCATCTAATAAATTTACTGCACAATTTTCTCCGATATCTGCAAGTTTCATATAGTAAGTTTCTCTGAAGCAAAATACATGTCCTGGCTTAATATTCATTACATCTGTCATAATTTTCTTATTCGATACAATTTTCATATAATCAGTCGTCCTTTCCGATTTTATAAATGACACCATTTATTTACTAAATCCGCTTGCTTTTCTGTGAGTTCTGTAAGTAGAATCTCATTTAATAAATCAAGCTGCAATTCAGCCATCTCTCTGCAAATCTCTCCACACTCTGGCTCTGGTTTTTCGCTACAATTTTTACATGCTCCGGTACAAATCTTCATATTTCAATCACTCCATTTCTTTCTTCTGTTTCTGAATCTTAATTGCTTGATCACAAATAATCTCGCGTAAAATTTCAATATCTTTTTTATGAATATCAGTAGATGTATTAGCCATTGCATTTGTTTTTATCAGTGAACAAATACACTCCAAACATTCTGTCATATCATCAACAGTAATATCTGATTGACATCCGTTTTCTACCATCAAATATAATTCACTCAAATTCTTGTTATATTGTCTAATTGTATCGAAATTTTCTTCAGATAATTTTCTCATTATTCACACCTCGCTTTATCACACTCATGAAATCTTAATAACATGTTATATTTTTCTTCGCCAAATATGTTTTTCCATTTATTTTTAGTTTTTTCCGTGTTCCAATTAAAAGGCATCATGTGATAATTAATTAAAAAACAACAATCTAACAAAAAAACATCGGTATTATATTCTTCAAATGGATTATACAATGTTGTTAAAACACAATACGATCCGACATTTTCATGTCCAAAATAATGAGCAATCCCATTTTCATCAATCGTCTGCGTGCACAATTTACCAAAATCATGTATTTTTGCACCAAGAAGAAAACCGCTCTTATATATATCATAAGGATGATCCAAATCTGAAAACTTGTTATATGTAAAATCACAATGGTCTTCTAAATACATATTGTGGTGCGGATTTTTTTGATCAAATCCTGTCATTTTTTCAATAATTTCTAATGGATAAAGTTTATAACGTAAATCATAATTAAAATCGTGAACAATAATCTTATCAAATCCTTCTTCTAAAAACGGAATTTGAAATCTTTTCATTTGCTTATAAATAACTTCTTCTTGTACAATATATTCTCTTTCTACGTTGTCTTTAATACAATCTTCAATTTTCTTTGGAACAATGTAAGCAATAATCTCAATATCCATTTTCTTCACATTATTAATAATTGCTCTGCGTGATTTCATAGTAATATTTGTCGCATCAGCGATTACGTTTCTTTTTTCATGTAGATATTTTCTAATCCTTTTATGAAAAAGTTTAAACACTTCTTCGTTCTTTGACTGATCAGATACATTACCACAGATTTCTTTTCTAATACTATCTGATGAAACAATAACAGCTTCATAGTCTTTTGCTAATTCTTTTGCAATAGTTGACTTACCAGCTGCGGATAAGCCAATCATAATAAAAAGTTTTGGTTTATTCATCTAAATCCTCCAAAAATAATTCATTATAATTTTCAACACCCATATCTTTTAATTTTTTGTAGTGTGGACATTGGGTTTCTTCGTGAGATTTAATTACATTAAAATCTTTTCCGTAATACATATCTCTACAATATCCTTTATATTGTTTAGGTACGTTTCGATCCACATACAACATGAAATCTTTTTTGCTATTTTTCGGTGCTGCATTATAATATTCTCTTATTTTATTTCTTGTTTCTTTAATATAATTGAATACGATATTGGAAACTTTTTTAACATTTTTATGATATGCAATTGGAAGTTTAGATAATAAATCATCATATTTATCATCAGCAATGCTGCGAATTACTAGATTTATAGAAGATAATTTAGATAGAGCTTTGTGTATATATGTATAATCGTTATATTTTATCTTCACTTTGAAACCATCAATGTTTACAACGAATCCCTCTGCTTCATCAGATTTTTTATCATCTAATTCAGACATTATTTCATCTAACTTTTTATCAAATAGTTTTGTTGTTGGAATATGGTATGCTTTAGCAACATTAATAACAATATTGTATGGCATTTCTATACCCGTACTTGTATCTCTAATGCCAATAAGATATAATCCTTCTTGTTCTTTTTTATATTTAACTACATGTGTGTCTTTTAATGAAATATATTCAAATATGAACGTACACATAGGACAGTGTTTTAACATATCTTTATATCCAGGTAATGAATTAATCATCCTATATCCATCTTCTAATCTCCATGAATTTAATGGATTAATTGCTTGACTTCCAGACATGACAATTTTATTATCGTACCATCTTGCTGATTGCATTGATCCATCCAATTTGTCTGTAAACTCTATGCATGTTGCTTTATTGATTCTGTCTTTAACATTGTCATAGCTCGTTTCTTCTAATTCATTTATATTAAAGAACTTCTGAAATGGCGTTAGTACTAAACACTCATTTTTTACATCAATTACAATACTTCTACATTCTCTATAAAATCTATCATATCTATCCCAAAAATCTTCTCCCGATACTTCTGCTTCACCATCATACACATTACTATATCTTGCATATCTTATTAAAACAAATGTCTCAATACCGTTTAAATATTCAATCCACCTTTCAACACATGTTTGTGATTCACTTGTATAACCATCTTTGTAATAATATGAAATATATCCAAACCTTTTTTATATTCATTTTTAATCTCAATTACTTTGTTTAATACCGGATTCCATTTTTTAAGATTCGTCCCATTTTTCATAATAATCTAATTCTCCGTTCTGAAATAGTCGCTCTACAAACGATTCAACTCTTTCAATACTCCAATCTGAAAAGAATTCAAGATTTATAGGCGCATGTGTTTCTTTTTCATACAATTGACAACTATAAGTATATGAATATGGTTTATACCAATCCTGCTGCTTATCATATTCACTCATCCACTCATTGCTATACTTGTTAATGTCAATAAAATATTTCTTGCCTTTTTCATCATCAAATCTTTTTTGAAAATTATACAAATATATATCTGATCTCTGGAATTGTGTTTTGTCGTATTTTTTGTATCCACGATTCAGAAAGTACTCATCTGTTAATGTATAATTCCTCATGTTATATTTCTCCTATAACTTCATTAAATATTTCAACATCTCGCATATTCATCTACAAATTTCTTCATTACTCTCGAAACATGTGGCTGAGAACATCCAGCAATTTTCATTATTTCCACTTGTTTATATCCTTGTAAAAATAATGAGATGATAGGTTTATGTTTTTCTTTCATTTTATTAAATGCATTTCGAAGAGCAATTTTATGAATACAATCGTTCTCAACATTTTGATCTGATTGTATTTTGTCAATAAATTCTACCTTGTTTCCGGATTCGTTCTCATACTCTGTGTTATAATATAGAATCTCATTTTTTGGAATTGTCCTTTGACGTAACTCTTTTTTCTTTTCGCTATACACTTCATTAAACATACATTTGAATGCATATGTAGAAAATTTGGACGTTCCTTCATTAAATGTTTTCGCTGCTTTACACATTCCAATTGCAGCCAAATCATACCAATCTTCCATATTTAATTTTTCTTTCTGTAAAAATCTATAGATCAAATTATGATTGTCAGTTACTAACTGTTTTTGATAATCGGTCAATTTGTCACCTCATTTATAACAAAATTTTTAAATACAAGATTTATCTCTTTTTATTCACTCATTTTCACTATACAATCTGTAATTTTTACAATAGTAAAAAGACATTTATTCTCATTGGTCAGAATTAATTAAATTACATACAAGTTCGTTTAGTTCATTCTTTTTACTTTTTGGTATGTAACACACAAATTCTGTATACATATCTAAACCTTCCTTATATCTATTAATTTCATTTTCTTCTTTACAAAAATCAATATTGTGTTCATTGCATACCTTAACTAAAACGTCCCTTAAATGATACCCATCGCAACTATCCAATCCTGTTTTCTGAATATCAATATCTTTGCTTATAACATTATCAACTTCAATGTTCGTATAACAATTATTCCCTTTTCCGTCTAAATCAGTTATGCAAACCTTATTGTTAATTAGGTTACACCATATCTTTTCGAACGTTTCACTCTTGACTAGTCTATTTTCTTCATACCTTGAAAAACTATAATATCCTACGGCTCTTACCCTTAAATTAACCAAATTCATAGTCTATATTCCTCCTATTATTGTTGTCAATCTACCACCACAGTTAATCCACTCTTTATATTCTCTTCTGGTTTACTCCACTCTTCATATTCCAAGACTGTATCATCTTCTTCATAGGTGTCTCCATCCATGGAAATCAGTTTCCCATCCTTACTCGCAGCGCAACCGATGAATATGGATTTTCCGTAATATTTTTCTTTATCTTTTGGAATCTTTAATCTATATGAGATGTAATCGTAATCTTTATTTTTAATCAGATCTTTAACTGTCAAAATATTCTTTCACCTCATCGAATCCTTTATAAGTTATTCCTTCTTCAATTGGTTTTAAAAAATCGCATAAAAATTTTAAAATTTTCTTACAGTCATCAACTGTTTCCACCTTATCCAAATTCAACTTTGGAGTATAATATGTTCTTGTATTGGACAAACCTTTTATATTCTCTTCCTCTATATCTTTGCTATGATCAAATGCTCTTAATTCTTCTTTTGATAACCATTTAATCCATGCACCACAATCACTACAATACAATCCCGTATTGTTACCCTTTTGATCAGTATATAAATCTGTGCTGCCACATTTTTTACAACAATTTTGATACATTTATTTTCCTCTTTTTTTTTATGAAACTATTCTTTTATTTAAAATTTTATTCTAAGTCAATTTCAAACTCATTTTTTACAGTACCTTTTGGACAATAAATGATATATTTATAGTTATCTATTGGGATTCCCCATAAATATAAATTATCGTTTTTAAAAAAACTTTCGTATCTTTCAATATGTGGATCATCATTTGTGTATTTAATATACATCTACACGTCCTCCGGTAATATAAAAACTACCAGATATATTTTGATTATCTTTTAAAGCAACTATTTTTTTATCTGAAACAACTTTATATTCTAATTCTATAAATTCATCCATAATACAACTTGACAAGCTCAAAATTAAATGACTGATTATAAAACACATTATTGCGATACAAATAGGTACTATAATTTTTTCTATCCAGCTATTGTATTTGTCAAAAATTACTCGGATAATTAAAATCACCCCAATAACAAATCCTAAACCCAACCATATCATTATTTAACCTCCTAAATTTCATCCTTCTTTATTCTGAAACACTTTTATTCCAACTCCTTCAACTTCAACTTGACAAACTGCTTGTCTTACAAAAAATCTATCGCAGCACTTATTAAACCATTTCTCAATTTCATCAAAACATCCATAATCTCTCAAATCACCAAATACTGACACAGTTGTTGAAGCCATACATGATTTATCAGGATTATGCCATATGCTCATCTCCAACGTTCCTTCTGATCCCATTGGAAGATATTTATGTTTGTCTTTTACCTCATAATTCTCATCATATTCAATATTGCTCATACCTCTGTAATCAACTTGTTTTCCAAAGATATCAATAATTTCTTCATCTGGTATTTCGCCAATACTATTTAATCGGAAACTTGCATTCACATGTGTCCATTGACTCATAATTTTCACCTCTTAAAATTAACCTTTCATATCTTCAACAAACGCTTTGTACTTCCTTGTATATTCATAGGAGTCTTTGAATATATTGCATACTGCTTTATACAATTTCGGTTCGTATTTTTGAACCACTTCTAATTCGTTCTCAAAATCTCTTCCATATGGACACCCGACACATCCGGTGCGTTTTAATCCATATTCTGTATAACACTTGCTATGCACAATTCCATATGCATTTTCATAATCAATCTTATCTTGATCTCTGTACCAAAAAATTGGTCTGTAATTATCATAATCACCATCGGTATTATCATAACAGTTCTTGTACGCTGCTGATCTAATTCCACCTTCTGATTTTCTAACTCCAAAAATATTTAATTCGTATCCATTCTCTTTAATCATGTCATGAGATATTTTTTTCTTTGCATATGTACAACACTTATTTGATATATTAAATTCAGGTGGATTTTCAACTATAAATTCCTTCAGATACTTATTTCTTGAAATGTTAAATGAAGACTTGTCTCCTTTTGCATTACACCACCACGACAAAGCAGATTTACATTTTGGATATTTCTGTATTAAGGTGTCAAATTCTTCATCTTCCCATTGAAGTTCATGTTTCTGTAATCTTGACATAAATTCACTTACATTCTTGGAGATAAAAGGCTGTCCATAATCCCTACAACTCTTAGGAATAGGCTTAATTGCTTTTTTGCGAATAAATTTTATATCATATTTTCTCTCAAGATATTCCAAATGGTCTTTTGTCGCTTGATATTCAAGTCCAGTATCAAACCAAACGTAATCAACCTTGTTGTATTTATCACATCTCCAAACAATATCCAACATAATATCGCTGTCAGATCCACCTGAAATACTACACAATATTTTTTTATATTTAGGACTATTAATAATCGCCCACGCTCTTATTAGATTATCAAGAATAACTTGATTTTTGGGACAATCTTTGATTAACTCTTCAATCGAACTTGCCTTTTGGGGAATATAATTTTTCAATTTTAGTTCACCTTGGTAGCTGCGCAGCTTTACTCACATGTGAACGCTTATCCTTTCTTCTATTTTTATAACTACTACTTATTTATTCTCTTTTGCAATATTTTTATTTGCTCTTTCTACCAAATCCATCATAAAATCATATAATACTTCTCTTTTATCTTCTGCACTAAATTTAATGCATTCGTTTGGTTCTCTATTATTACCAACTACAACAAAACTATCTTCAAAATCAGATGTATTTAATCTCTCAAAAATAAATTCGACAACATCTTCTTCTGATTGAAAGCCACTCAAACTGTTGCTCCATTCTTTAGTTATCTTTCCCATACTTTCTCCAAATGAAAAACAAATTTTGTTTTATACTTCATACTGTTACAAATTAAAAAGTTTATAGTCTTCCCATTGGTAATCGCTTCCACACGGAACAATATTCGAATACAATTGAGAAATAGTCGTGTTATTCGCATCAATCCACGCTTTTCTCCATCTATATCCTCTTGCTCCGGCATTAGGATTAACTGTGATCCATTCTTCACCGTCACTGAATCTAATTTCTGATCTGATATAACATGATTTTGAGATGCCTTTAAATACCGTTTCAATTCCAGATTCGTTTTTATCCTTTTCGATTTCTAACAATTTATTTATCCCAACATCCATATCACTCGTATAGATAATACATTTTACAATTTGATTACTACATGCTCCTTGCATTTAATTCCTTCTCCACTTCTTCCCATGTAAACTGTTCTGTAATAAGTTCATGAGTATATTTTCCCCAAATTGTTTTATAATCAACACCCATTAGTTGGCTCATTTCGATTAAAGCATCGACAACTTTATTGATCTTAATTTCTACCATCTTCTTCTCCATTTGAAAGTGAATTTCTATTTTATTCTTTTTCTGTAAAACTAATCATTCTATTTCCATCTTTCGTTGCATATACAGTAATATATATATCTGCTTTTTCAATTTCCGTAATTAATTTATCTTCTAGTATTTCTACTTTATAAGTTCCATCATCATTTTGATAAGCGTGAACTTCCCTTTTGCTGAACTTAGCCAATTTCTCTTTATCATCTACTTTCGTTGGTGATAACCATTCAATATAACAATACGGAATAATTAAAATTTCTTCAGAATCTTTTAATTCAAAATAAAAATTATGCTCTAGTTTGACTACAATTGATGCAGTAAAATACTGTTTAATTTTAGTTTTATATAATTCCTCCATCATATATCTTTCTTTAATCTTTACGTCATAAAATATTTTTTTACTTTCTTGCATTTAATCCACCTCTTATTTTATGAAATCCATTTCACCATTTTCACAGAGAAAATTATATTTATCTATCCACCCCTGTGCGGATAAATTGCCACATCTTTTCAATTGTTCTTTATAGCTTCTATTAAAGACATATATAAGAATAGCGTTTTTATTAGACAGTCGTCTGATTCTAGGATCTGAATATGTAAACGCCTCAGTATTGTCTTCTACTCTTCTTTCATCAGTCAATGATCTATCATATAGTTCTGTTGTTGCTATGTAATAACATGTTAATTTAAAACATATATCCTCTATATCATCTCTGGATATTTGTTCTATATATTTAGTAGTTGGTTGCTCATCAATCGCTTCAACAATAAGATCTACTGGAAATGTTTCGCGTCCATGATTCATACTTGCTCTTAACGAATCAACCAACTTATCTGCATCAATCAATCTTGTTTTCATTTTATTTCCCCCTTATGAAACGTGAGTTTTATTTATTTATCTCTGCAATATAATTATCTTTTTGAACTGTTGTTATTGTATTGACACATCCATCTGTCCTAAATGTATATTCTCTCATATTGCATCTACGTTCTTTTATTTTACCTGCTTCGTATTCTTTTCTAATCTTTTTTGCATATTCAGTTCTCTGATACTTCAAACATAAATATTCTTTGCCACAAACAGATTTTACTCTGTCTGTGGATTGATAAAATTTCCGGAATTGATACCTTTATATAATTTATCAAGCGCAATCTCAAAAGCGCCAATTCCTGAAAAGAAACTACTTAATTTCAGATCATCAAACAAATAAGGCATAGCTTTATATAACTCTACATATATGTAATAAAGAACATCTACTACAATTGAATTACCAGCCTGCTTGTATAATTGACTGTTTGAAATCCCTACTTTCTGTGCAGCATCAAAATTTTCATCAGAAAATCCCATGAGTCTGAAAGTTTCCCTTGGTGTCAACTTACGAATTCTAATTCCATCTACAATTCCAGTATCATTAGCGTTTGCTCTTAAAGTTTTAGAATACCCTTTCATTGGAGGGCGGTATCCAAAACTCTGAGATTGATTTGTAATTACCCCACTAATCTCACCATTTGCATCCTCTATAAATTTTTCATACATTTTTTGTTTCCATTCTGCATGAGTTAATTTATTAGTAGTATTCTCTAATGAATTCTCAATTCTACAAATACCTGTTTCTGTCGCAGTAATTGTTGGACATGTATTCCCATTATCCTGAACTCTACCTCTTCTAGTTTTACTATCTGGGTAAGATAAATCTGCAACACCACCAATTTCACATTCGATATATCTTTGTTTCGTAGCTTGTTTGATTGCAACTTTATTATTTTCAATTACACAATTCATTTCTTGATTTCCAAAACCTTTATAATCTCTTGCTAGCAATGTATTTGCATATTCTGTTTCTTTTGTAAAATTTTCTCCCTTATTCTTGACCAAGCCTGTAATTACATGAGGTTGTCTTCCACCACCTTGCATAGTAGTTAAAGTAGGATTAACATGACTATCGTCCCATACACCCCCAGCATATCCTGTTCCAAAATCTTCTCGATTTACATTCCCAATAAATTTAGGTGAATCCATATCAACATTATCTGAATCATTTGTGTTCAAGTTTTTTATAAATTTCTTCGTTTTCTCATCAGAAATATAGAATTTCTCATCCACTTCATCTTCTAATAAATCTTTCAATCTCAGACCATTGTCAAATGGTTCTGGAAATTCAAACTTACCATTATCCAAATCCTTTTTAATAAGCATTCAAAACCTTCCAATATACGTTATATCCATATTCCTCTAATTCATCAGTAAATAATTTAAAAGTTGTATCTTTAAACTGTTTCCCAACAATATTTTTTACATTCTCATAAATTCCAAAATTAGGTTTATTTGCTCTGACTACTCGTAAATATTCTACAAGAAGAGACGATCTTGTCTTTTCAATATTTTCACTACCGCAATTTGGACATTTATCTCTCTCATTCCAATGAACTGTTAATGGATTATATTCATGCTCACATTCTTTACAAGTCCATACGGAACCTTTTTGTTTTCCGGCTACTGAAAAATCCTGGCACGGCGACCCTCCACAAATCATATTAAAATCATCTAAGTCAGTTTCATCAACCTTTGTAATATCACCAAGATTCAAATTTTCATCTACATTGTGAATTGCACAGTAGCTCTTTGCTGCATACTTATCAAATTCACAAAAATTTACAAGTTCCCAATGTTTATCTGAATTATATTTTTCATTTGAATCAGATCAGTTGCAAATGGTCTTATTACATAGATATTTAAGAAAGGATAAATGAGCAATCCTAGGTAGAATGTGTGTGCACACCTCTTATATAGAGGTAAATGGTAGAAAATAAAGATAAAAAATATATTTCAAATGACATTCGCGACTGTCAATATATTATTCTCTTTATGCTTTTAACAAAACAATATTTATCTCAATTAGACTTCTCCAAAACCTTTTTCTTCATCACAAAATACTTTATATCCTTTGTAAGTTCCGTATATACCTTCTTGTTGTATTACTCCCTGCATTCCGCCTGAATGATATCCAGCTATTTTTATTAATTCTCCAATAGTATCTGAATTCATAAAAATGTATGGAGAAAATTGATTAGAAATTTGAAACTCATCTATATTTTTGTTCAACTTATCGATATTAATGTTTGTAATGTTAAAATTATTAATCAATATAATCACCTCTATATATTCATGACTGTCAAAAAATTATTCTCTGTTACTATTTATCTTTTTCAGAATTTCATTTATCAATTCTGTTACTTCATCAAAATCACCACTTAACGCTTCGCCTGTTGTTTTAATTTGATAATTCCATTCATCCTTACGAGCCAATTCAACAGGTCTTTCATAATACAATACAGTTCCTTGAGCCACTGTTACATCTTCATACTTTGAATAATAATCTTCTTTCAGAATCTTTAACTGTTTCTGGCATCCTTTGTTGTATGATTTAACTTTTGGATCAAACAATGAAACATACTTGTCTTTCCCATAATTAATTGGTTTGAATTTGTTTACAACAAGTAGAACACCATCTGTTATTCTATATAAATCTTGATATTCTGTTTCTGCTAATACCTGCACAATATCACATCCCTCCAATTTTATACGGCTCATGGCTAAGTGAACCGGATCAGACATATTACTGACTACTTCATATGAGCAAATCTCGCAATTTAATTCCCACTTATTTAATTCAAATTCTGTTGTCTTTGAAACCATGAATAAAATTTATTCAATTAATTTTCTCCCACATACTGGGCAATAATTAATTTCGAGTTGTTTATTTCTCCAAGGTTCCGGAATAACCCATAATGGTCTTTCTATGTCTAAAGCATAATATTTCCTGTTGTCCGTATCTTCACATTCATACATGTTAATTTCCTTTAGTTTTGGATGTATCCGATCGCAAAATTCGCAACACATTATTTATACCTCTTTTTTTTAAAATCCTGTCTGTCTTGTTTCAAAATTAATATTCCCTCTTCCAATAACGCTTACAGAATTGTCTTCCCACTTTTCACCCTTACTGTAAAACTCCGTATCGTCTTCATAAACGCCCTCTGTATGAATAACCTCAAAATCAATTTCTCCATCAAAGTCTTTAATTAATGTGGTTGTCCATGTGCGCTCAATATGATAATTAAAGTCTGGATTATACTTCAAAACTTCATCTAGTAAAAATACTCCAACCATTCCAGAATCTGCACAGAACTCTCCGAGTTTTTCATGTGTATCTGAATTGTAAGTTGTGCAAGACCAATCACCATACAACGTGCCTCTACAAATATAGTTTTTAATCCCTAACTCTTCCATGTCTTCTCCATAGTTGCATAGTTCCCAATCAGAAACATTATTTTTTCTATATTCCTGAAGTGCTGCTTCATATCTTTTATTCTCTTCTTCATACTGTTCAGATTTATGAATCCATTCTTCTAATAAAAACTCTTCTGGAAAACCAGTATCTTCTTCTAACGCTTTAATTTCGTTTTCATCCATTTTTCTGTAATCTGGATAATATTTCTCTCTACTATGAGAAAAATAATCTTTTGCTTTAGGATATTCTCCAACTTCTTCCTTTTCTTTGCAGATATAACATGGATCTGTAATAATAATATCTCCTTTAAATCTCATTTTCTCTCCTTTTCACACCAGTCAAAAAAATCATATATGCCATGATTTCTAATACCACCTGATTTTCTTTTCAAAAACGGTATTAACTCATGCATAAAACTATTGACTCCACCAATATTCAGTTCATAAATATAGTTTGAGAGCGCATAAAAGATATACTCTGCGACATCTTTTCTACCGGCTGCTCTTGATTCTGATTTTATTTCTTTAAGTTCTTTTTCTGATAATTCGTAAAACACCTTAGAACTAACAATATTTTTCTCTATCTTTTTCAAAACAAAAATTACCTCAACATACTATTTGAAAATTGTATTTTATCTTATCAAATCTAAATATTTTTTCTTTATATCATCATCAGTCATTTTTGTTACTACATGACTATACGGATTATACAACTCATCATCTTTTAAATATCCAAATATTTCCCTACAAACTTTTACAATCTGATCTTTAGAACTTGTTACATCATAATTTTTATCAACTTCTTTTTGAATATGTAACACATTTCCAATAATACTAATAGAATTCAATTCGTCTTTATTTTTAATATCAAAATTATTTGTACATTTTTTATCAATTACCAATGATTCACAAGATGATGCTCCATACCTAATGTCAATAAAATAAATCGGAACAATTTTTGTCACATCTTCAATCGAATATGCTTCTTCTATTACTAAATTTAATGAACTGTGATTTACATAAAATTCCGCATCATCCTTATTGTTAAAAATTGCTCTCGCAACATGTAATATATCGTTGTTGCCACACAATACAGACTCTAAAACTACATATTTTTCATCAAAATTAAAATCGAAATTATTCATCTCTTGTACTACTACACTTACATCATTATCACCATTCATCCTACTTCACCACCATTAGTTCGCATCCGCCTCAACATCGTCTTTCAAAACAAACTCATAATTACCATTCATATCCGTCCCAATTTCTAAATAATCATCCGCATCAATTTTAATTACATCTGCACTAATTACTCGCATTGCTTTTAAAATATACCTATCATAATGTGTTCCTGGAGTAATAGTGGTTATAATATTGATATCATTTTTGTCTATGCTATTGTGCATATATCCATAAACTCTTATTGTATTTAAGATTAAGCCCTCTACATTTTTTATAAAAAATTTCCCAATAAACTCTTCGCTAATATAATTCACTTTTACAAGTTTATTTTTCTCTATTTTCATAACGCATACACCTTCTTTATCGAATCCTTTTCATACAATTTTCAAGTAATATTTTACTAACACAAGTATTCCATCCTCTTTGAAAATTACTTCTTCTTGCATTTTCTATTCCATATACACCATTCATGCTTTCTGGTTCTACAACTTTCTTTTTCGGCATATCGTACAATGGACACCATTTTGGTTTATCTTGACAGTAATCAACATCAATCATTCTACAACAGTCACTATCATCTAAATCATCTCGCACCATACAACACGCCTCAATACCTTCGTTAATTTCCATGCAAAAATAGCAGTCTAAACATACTTCTGGTGTATCAATAACTAAGATTGATTTATTCTTATTTTTCATACTTCTCCTCAGTTAAAACAGACAATTCATCACGATTTTCTTCAGTTTTATATCTGTCTGGATTACTATATTTATCTCCAACATCAAGCATATCAAAATGAAAATCCATATACTCTTCATCTTCAATATCTTCTAAACAAAAGAAATCTTCAATATTTTTCTTATCTGCAATCACAATATATAGGTTTCCACTTTTACTCAGATATATTTTCTGTGCTTCATTTTCATATTCGCTATCACCAAACCAAGTAGTATAATAATCATAATATTCCCTACGAGGTTCTCCCCCTTCTTTTACATAATCTTCTTCTAGTTCAAATTGGATACTTGTTATATCTCCATATTTTTTAAATCTATCAAAGGTCATTTCTTTAAAATCTTCAATATGGTTTTGTCCAAATGCATATCGTTCTTTATTCGCATCTTTATGTATTTCGATCGCTACAATATTTGCAGAATCCATCTTTTCTATTGAATTAGATGCAATTCTTTTTATAGAAGTTTTTAAATCATCAACCAAAAAATATCCTATGTATTTCCCTTCTATTTTTATGGAATCACAATTTTCAAATATAAATTCTATATATGTTAACTTCAACCTTTATCCCCCTTTCGCATATTTTCAAACAATCCTAACCCTTAGTAGCTACCTATTCTTTTTATCCTTTCTGATTTAATTTCTATTTAATAATTTTCTTTGTCGATATATTTGAACATTTCTGTTTTACCATCAAAAACAATTTTCACTAAATAATTTGTGCCGTCTGCATATATATATTTACGAGAAAGAAGATCATCATTTTCTATTCTGTATTCAATCCCAAAAGATTCTACCCATAGTTCCCATTTCCTTAAATCTGTCATATTTTTAATATCCGTCAATGTTTCAAAATTTCTACAAAGTTTCATAACATTCCATCCATCACTATATTCTCTTAGTGTGTATTTTTCAGATAAATTATGATACTCAAGCCATTCTGAAACCGATTCTCTTAAACCATCTTCGTTAATCTCATATGCTCCTCCGTTATCAGAACCATGTACAATAGCTTCTCGTATGACACTGTTAATTAATTCGATCTCTTTTTCTTCATTAAATTCATACTCATTTCTTATGCTCATTTCTTATTCTCCTTCATATCTATCCGGTAAGTCCATCCAAGCAATTACCTTACTCATAACTTTCATTTTTCTACCGCCAGTTCCATATGAAAACCATTTAATTTCATATGACTTTCCTCCATAATAAAATCTTTTTTCGCAATGTGCGACAAACATATCTCCGTATTTGGTCTGAATTAAAACCTTCTGGATTTTATGTACATATTTATCTACTTCTTCTAATTCTGGCAGTCCAACTTTTTTTATTGAAATCCAGTTTTTATTTGATAAATCTCCTACATTTAATTCCATTTATACTTCCTCTTTAGTTCTTTATATTTTTTCATTGCTAATTTAATTTGTTATATTTACATAAAATACAATTATACTTCTCAATAAAATTCATTTTATTATTTCCTTTTTATAACCCATCAAATTCTTTCTGATACTCAATCATCTTTTTCTCTAACCACTCAATTAATTCTCTTTGGAATCTTGAAGAAAGAACTTCATCTTTTCTAAATGGTGTTGAAATTGTAATCCATGTTTTGTCTTCTTTTGCTTTGTTTAAGTGATAATTAATCAACCAAATATCATCATTTAGTTGCATTGCCTTTTTGTATGTTTCTTTTTCCATATACTTATTCTCTTTATAATACTTCAGTAAGAATCCTGAAATCTTTGAATGTGTTGTTTTCCATAGTTACTTCTACTGGTTTATTTACTAACTCAGATACATAATTTACTTTTGCATCTTTTAAAATCCGATTAACTTCTTCAACAGATTTCGTAATAGACTCTTCTCGGTTCGTTTTCCCCCATTTACATTCTGGACTAATATTTACTGTATATTTTCCACCGTCCATAACAGCACTTCCATTCATACGAAAACCGAGTTGCAAACCTATCCAATATGGGTAATCTCTAATAGTTCCATATTCAGCGAAAGTGATTTTCCCTAGTTCTTTAGTTACCTTTATAGAATCTTCGAACATTTCATCAGTCCAAAAGAAATGATTTTTATCTTCTTCAACAAAATAACATCCATCTTCAGAAAACACTCCACTTATTGTTACAACTTTTCCACTTAAAGTACACATTTCATCTGTGCATGTGCATACTCCATATTTAATGTATTTCTTTAGATCTGTACGAATTCTAACTTTATCACCAACTTTATGCTTCAATTGATATACCTCTTTTCATTAATATTTTGTATCCTGGACAACTACTTTCCCCACAATCGTAGTTGTCTTTTTTTAATACCCAGCATTTACATGTTTTTTTTAGTTTTGCTCCACATGCAACACAAAAATTATCTTCTTCCTTTATTTCTGAATTCCCGCATTGAGGACATACCATTTGCTGTGCCTCCTATTCTTCAAACTCTGTTTCTTCTGTTACTGTTGAATTGTCGCAAATTGTTACCATTGTATTTTCATTTGGAATAATGGTCACTTCTTCGTCATTTAATCTCCAATTATAAGAAAGCTGTTTGCCTTTTCCGTGCAACGATTTGCCATCCCACTCAAAAATATCTGTTGATAGTTTGACTTTTCCAGGGAGAAGAGACATTAACTTTGCTGTCTTTCCTGTATAATCAGCTTTCGCTGCTATTGATTCAATCTTCGGATAAATTTCATAAACTCTTCTATACATATCCGGCATAACCCTTTTAAGTTGATCACAAAATTTTGCAATTAGTTTATCCCGATGTGATGCAATTTCTCCATCGAGCAATTCACATGGTACATATTTAATAAGTTCAACAATAAATTCTGGCGTAAAAGATGTTTCTTTAATTATCTTCTCGTCTACAAAGTTGTCATAATAAATTGTGTTATTATATAAATAATATGGAACTCCAATATAAACACAATCTGCAATTCTACATACAAAATCTAATGGTTTTAAAGCATCTTCTATATCACCATATCTTTCCCTATATTTTCTTATTAAACTTTCGTCAAAACTCTCGTTCTTTTCAATTTCACAATGAGGACACTTGTATTCTGATTTATTTAACATTACACAACGTTTTCTTTTATAAGCATCACAATTGTCACAATTATTACATTTATAAACAAAAACACGGTCTTTCTCATGTGAATAATAATCTGCCATTCCTTGATAATAATTTGGATCATAATAAGTAAAACAAATAGGTTTATAATCTCCTATAATAGTCACCCCTATCTATATTCAATTTTTAAATTTGGAAATCAATGCTTGACCAAGCACAAAAAGGTATGTAATATAGTAGTTGCATTGAATTCCAAATTATTCAATGTATTTGTGTTTACAGACACACATCAAAGTTTGGTCGCGGAGATGTGTGTCTATTTTATTCACTTATCTTTTATGCTTCATTATGTATTTTCGTCTGGTTGTCTCTCTCAATACATACCCACCATGCAATCTTCTGTAATTATTTGTGGTTCCATATAATGCCTGAAAAAGTTCCTTCTTATTTAAATATGTAAGTTCACATGTAAAATGTGCTGTTTTAGAAATATCCAGCTTACTAGTAGGTTCCTGCTTATTAACCTCCTTGCTTTCGCTCAATACTGGTGCTTCTGCATTTTCTATATTTATCTTCTTACCAGTTTTAAGGTCTACAAAGCTTACATTTTGAATTCCACGTATTTCAAAACCACTCATTAATTTTACTCCTCGTAGATAATATCTAATCCGTAAGCAACTGCTGCATCATGCTCAATACGACAACCTCTGGCGTTTTCCCAGCCCTTGCAAAAATATACCGTATGACACAAACTCATATTCTCTAAAGATTTTGCGAGAAAACACAGCGGAATTTGTACGACTTCTCTCTCCTCCATTTTATCTTTCGAATACCATTCGTCTGTAAACAAAGTATTCACAACTTCATATCCTCTATCTCTTAGATATTCAATTGCCTTTTCTCTTGTATTTACAATTTCTTCATCTGTTTTCCCCGCCATTGGCTGACTTAACATTGCTCTCATAAATTTATTCTCCTTCATCATTTAAAATTTCTTTCAATGTTACTGGTGTATAACTCCACAACATACACCCTACATTTTTTGCTACACACTTAATTTCATATTCACTGTTTAGTTTTTTGATATACTCTTGATAATAATCTTCTTCCATAGAATTATGTACGTGTCCATATAAGTGAACAGACCACACTCTATGCTCTTTCCCATCTTTTCTGTAATGGTGCTGATGATTCCAAAAAGCTAAAGGAAAGTGCGACATTACAATATGATGTTCTCTCCCGTCAATATTATCTTTTGATTCTTTATAATTCGTAACTTCTACAAATAACTGTCGGTATCTTTGATCTGTTACTTTATCGTGATTGCCTAATATTAGATGTTTATTACCTCGTAATGTACTCACTAATTCAATCGCATCTTCATTTTCTTTCCATGCCAAATCTCCTAAAATATACACATGATCCGCATTTGTAACTTTTGAATTCCAATTTTTCTTAATAACATCATGCATTTCTTTCATTGTATTAAATGGTCTATTATCAAAATTTGATCCTTCATTCGTCACATTCTTATGAAATAAATGTAAGTCGCTAATATAATAATTCAATTCTTTACCTCTATTCTTCCGGAAATATCAATGTTCTTCCGACAAATCGTTTCAGTTGCTCATTAATGTCTTTAGAAAAGCAGTTATTCTTCGACATAGTATCAGCGTCAATGCAACACTCTACAATTACATTTCTATCATCAAATTTAATACATCCAATTGTTGATCCTGGCATACGAATTACAATTGTGTTGCCCCAAATGCTTCTTGAGTCATATATGTAACATAAAGAATATGGATGAACATCTCCAAAATTATATCTAACATTGTTGTTAAGATATTCTGTAATTTCGCATACACATTCTTCAGCAATTATGTTTGGTTTTCTTTTAGTTAAAATAATTTCATCACCGATGTTACCACCTCCAAAAATTGAAATCACGGTTTCATATTTTAAACTTACGAATATCATGAATACCATTTAGGAACTTCTCTGTATGCTTTTACAACATCTGCATATCCTAAATCAGATAATAATTTTAATAGTGTATTATCCGCGTGTTCCTGATATTTTATTGATCTACATTCTTTTAATATCTCCACATATTTGTCAGATAACTCCTGTACAAAAGTAGACTTTTTGTTTTTACTAAAATACCCTGTTTCATAATCAAAAATCCATTCCCCGATTTCGGTAATGTCATTGTATGAATAAAATCCTAAACAGTCTGCGGCATATTGTAAATCAGATAACTCTTCTTCTGAATGAAGAATAATTTTTTCACAATTATTATATGTATCTTCATCCAAGAGATCTGTCATTTTTTCTCCGTCTTTATTGTACGCTTCAATTGTTTGAAGATGTGGATATTTTAACTCAAATTCATGATGTTCGCATTCATACTCATCTTCAAACTGTTTTCCATCGTCTGCAATATATACTGTTCTCATATTCCCTATTCTCCTTCTACCAATTCCAAGCATTCTTTCAGAAAGTTTCTTACTCTATCACGCCCACTTTCGCAATATATACCTGTATAACATACCGGCTTATTCCAGAACGCCATCCATGCTCTTTTAAATCTTCCAATAATTCCTTTAAAATCTCCACCGCTATATGAATCCTCAAAAGAGATTTCAAAATCAGTTGAATTTTCCGTTGTATATTTAGAAAACACAACTGCTTCTGCATTATCATCGCATCTGATTGTGGCTGTTTTTACATTGTTTTTCTTCATATATTAGTTCTCTCTTTCTCCGTTTGAAATTCTGCTTTTATTATTTAACTAAGCTATCAATATTTACAGAAAATCCATCAAACTTTCCTGTTGATAAATATTCTTCCGTATCAAAAAACATTATTTTCTTTTTCTTTTCTGACAACCCGATAGAGACTCCATTATTCATTAACGTGTTTTTTAATAACTCAAGAATAATTTCTATTTGTTCTTTCGCATCTTCTGCCATTATTTATCCCTCCTTGTATGGTTTTGGAAGTGGCTGCCATGCAAATATTACCCCGTCATAAATCCCATAATCGTCATACCAGAGACCATATTCATCCTCTTTTTTAAATCTCATTCTCTTTACCGGATATTCTTCATCGTCACACGTTACAAGATATACACCTTCTTTCTTAGGTATATTTTGTAACGTATAAGGAATCCACCCATTGTCTTTCTTTCCGTCCTCGTATCCTTTTTGATACCATTTTCTTCGGCTGCAATCTCCACAGTTTTGAACTTTATCCATGTGGGAACGAATCATATTTCTGCACCATACCAGCTCTTCATACCGACCTTGTACTCTTCCGGCTTCATAACATTCCTCACCATCCAGAAAACCATCATCTTCATCTACTGGAATGTTTTCAACCATATTCATACGTTCTTCAATTTTGTCCAAAATCTTCTCTAGTACGTTCATTTATTTCGTCTCCTGTTTTTCTTATCCATAACACAATAACCTTTTTCGCAATAACATTCTGTTGATTTATAGTAGTTTTTATAATATTTGCATTTAATACACTCTTTTTTCATTACTACGCCTCCAACAACTCTAGTTCCTCGATTTTATCCATTAAATCCATCTCAGGATAATTCTTTTTTGGATATCGTTGATATTTTGCACCTATGCAGCTTTGGGAATTTGCATACAGTAGGTTATATTCTAATGCAAGCCTTAGCGGAATATCTTTGTGTTTTCCTGTTAATGTAATTTTGCTCTTATCGTCATACTCAATAAATATTTTCCACATTGTTACCCCTCATCACTTTCAATTCTCTCTAACCTTTCGTATCCATTCCATCCATGTTCTGCTCCGCATTGTTTGATACAATAATAATCTTCGCAGCAACAATGATCGCATCTATTGCAATCTGGTTCTTCGTCATCTACTGTGTAAATTATTGTTTTCATCACTCCACCTCCAACAGCTCTGGATTATCAAAAATGTTTCCGATAACTTCCGTTCTATTTGGATTCCGATTATATTTAAAAACATCGTTATTAGTATATTTTTTATTTCCTCGTCCACATACTGCCCATGATCCCCTCCATTCACTCCAAAACACAGCACCTACACGATATTTTATCTCTTCGCCATCTTTTAAAAACGGACTTCCATCATAGTCATAACTATATCTGAGAATATCATTCTCCCAGATCTTCTTATCGTTTTTGTCGGTAAGTCCGGTGTACTGGCATAAAGTACTTGGAGCAATCTCGCATTTTAGTAATATATCTGGTAATTCTTTGCTAATTTTGTGTATTTCCACTTTTCCAGAAGGATATGCAACAACATACCCTTCCACCCATTCTCCATTGTCTTTTCTCTTTGCTTTAAAAAGGATTTCTCTGCTCATCTTCCTTTCCTCCGTTCTGTCGCATCTGCTCAATGTAAATATCTGTAGCACACCTTACAATTTCCGGTTTCATTCCATCGTAAACAGTTCCTTGTGTAAAATGTTTGTCACACGATCTTTTAATCATGTATAGGATATCTTCAAATGTTTGTTTTTTCATTCTTTCACTCTCCTGTTCCACATTCCCCTAGCCGTAGCTTCTAAAGCACAATTTCGTGTTGCAACTCCGCATTCTTTGCAGTACACAAAAGCTGATATAACTTTTCCATCAAATCCGTAATTGATTTTCAGCATTGCTTCTCCACCACAAAATGGGCATTTCTTTAATTCTTCCATGTTACTCACTCCAATCTAATCTCTGTCCACAATGATTGCAGCAATCAGAATCCCAATAACAAAACATTTCTATATCTGCCATATTTCCAAACAGTCTTTTGCATCTAGGACACGACGCTTGTCCATTCCAGTTTTCTACTTTTTTCGGCAACTGCTTTTCCAGTGCTTTGATTGCTGTTTCATACAACCCAATTGCCAAATCCAATGTTTCATTATGTACAGGATTGCAATATTCATCGTATTCTTTTTGTGCATCTAATGTGCGAATTTTTCTTTGCAGAAACTCTATCGCTTCTTTAACTTTCTTTTCGTCCACTTTCTGCACCCTTTCTAACCCTAACAACCTCTTTGTCTGTCTCTTTTACTACTCTTCCACTTGCACATTTCACGCATTTTATTCTCCAACCGCCATTGTGTCTTTCAAAGTGTCCAAATCCAGGTTCTATCCATTGACCACAACAATAACAACGCCCTGCATATTTATTTCTTGCCATCTTCCATCACCAAAATCCCTTCATCAATCAAATTATTTACTGTTTTCAACAAGTCTTCCTGTACTTTTAAATCATTTTCGTGCTCGATATCTTCAAATCTAAAAAACTTGTTAAATTTATAAGTACTCATTCCTCCCAAACAATTACAATAAACACGAATTCTACTATTGTAATATGGCTTATCATATATACCTATCCAAAACTCGTTATCAGTGCCGTACTGTATATCTTTATCAGTCCCAACCGTTCCACTAATACACCATGCATTGATAACATTATTTCTCCAAAACAGTGGTTCCTTAATTTGGGACTCATCACCAACTTTGAGTTTTTTAATTTTCTTCATTGTTAAGTTGTATTTATTCTCCACTTTAGGTTTCCTCATTGCTTTTCCCTATTCGTAGGTTTCCCACCTAACAAATTTCCTTCTTCGTCTCTGTCATATTTCCACATCAAATAATCGCACCAATTGTCTTTATCGAAATCACTCATGTTGTAAAACGGATCAGAATCATCTATAACATATTGCTTGTCAAATCCTTTAATTTTCACATTCACATCATCTACAATAACTCTTTTTGATAATCTACAAATCCATTTCATAAATTCCTGAAATGTATCTTCAAATTCTCTATCACGTAATGCACCATCAACAACAAGAATATATTCGTCTTGTGTATGTAACCAACCACGTTTATAACTTCTTCTTCCTCTTGAATCTCTTAAGTTATTTGTTCCCTCAAAAAATTCATCGCTACTGCTTGAGCTGTTATGTCCTCTTTTTTGAACCACATATACTTCCATATCTCTTTCTGACCCTGTTACGACAGGAAGATGATCGAGTACGGTTTCAAGAATATATCTCTTTTCATGTTGTGTCCTACCTAGGGGAGAAACAACAATTGTTCCATGTACATATGTCCAACTGCTCATTTTATTTACCTCTTTTAATATTAATCACATCGGTATTTACGATCTTATATCACATGCTGTTCACAAACATTTTCAAATAGCGACAAATGAAATAGTTTGTTGAATCAACGTTTACAGTTTCTAAATATTTGATTTACTGCAGGTGATATTTGATTATAAACACCGATGAAAATCATATGCAGAACTTTATGTATCTTATTTTATTGGAGGTATGAAACATGTATAGAAATTTATTCCGCATATGAATGGATCAACCCGTAACCATCAGTTTATGAGACTGCCGCGCTCACCATTGCGCCAATGATCCTTATTTGTGCTACCGTAGCAGCACGTATTTTTAATTAAAACTTCTATAGAAATCGCCTGTCTTGTCGATACTTCTGCAAACCATGGAGTCAATTTCTCGTTTCATTTCTTCCCCACATTCCGGACACATATGTCCTTCTCCTGTATACTCTTTCATCGACATCGTGATAATTTTTTTGTGTCCACATTTTGGACATTGAAATGGATAATTCATATTATTTATTTCTCTCCTTTTAGCCTTCTAACATTCTCAATTCCATAACAAGAGCTGTAAGTTCTATCTCATTCTTTTTGATTAACGACTTAAGTTCATTGATTTTATCAATACGTTTTTTCTCTTCTTTTTTCTCTTCATATATGCATTCATATTAACAACGCCGACTACCTGAGCTGTAGGATTTTCGCCATATACACTCACAGGTAAAATTACTTTTACCTTTCCTAATACTCTCCTATCTTTGTTTCTTGCATTTACAACCACAAGTGTATTATTCAAATTTGCTGTTCTAAGTAATTCATATTCTTCCTTATATAATGCAAATCCATAATCTTTTTTGTTATGGTCTTCTAGTAAGTTCACAATTGCTACTAAATCATATCCTGTCATAGTTTTATTCTCCTTTTTAATCTAATAATTCTTTATCGATAATCTGTTTCCATCCTTATATTTGTATAAATTACATCTTTTTCTATTTTTTATAATGCAGCTTTCGATCGCATTTCAATCCTCATACTAATGTAAACTACATCTCCATTCCATTCAGAAGTTCACAGGTGATATGCAATTTCAATCCTCATACTTATGTAAACTACATCTTCTTCGCAGAGCCTCCGATATCTCCACGCTGTCATTTCAATCCTCATACTTATGTAAACTACATCATCAAAAATACACAAATATGACATATCTATTTTATGTAACTTACACAATTCTAAGGTTACAAAAGCGTTATCCGTTTTCGTATATGTAAATAAATGATTACTACTCACTGATTTCTTTTATCTACTTTAGTGCGAATAAACCGTATAACTTATGTTCACTTCATATTCGCACATGGCGGCGTTGAACCTGCAACCATGTATATGTATTTAAGCTATTTGCTTCTTATATTCTTTCTCTTTAGCCATATTCAAAATATTAATTGCAGCATTAATGTCTCTATCATGAATCGCTCCACATTCAGGACAAATCCAGCCTCTTATTTTTGTATCTTTTGTTTTTACGTTCACAAAACCACATTTACTGCATGTTTGTGTTGATTTTTTATATTGTCCAATTGCAACAACAGGTACACCATATTCTTCACCTTTTCTTTTTAATAAAGTAAGAATTTCTCCCATCGCCGCATCAGATAAATTATCATTTCTCACTCTTGTTTTTCTTGACATACATATCTTTAACCGACAAAGTTTCTATTCCAATAAAGTCTGATCTTTTTATAACTTCTAACACCATATTCTCCATATGATATTTTCTTTGTCGTGTTACCTTTCTTTCTAATTTTGCTTTTTTAACTTTTGTTTCTATGTATCTTTTAGAAGGCTTTAATTCAACATTTTCTTTTCTTAATTCACTTAACCTTTTCCTAAACTCAATATTGCTATACCCTTGCCTTCTGGATAATTGTCTATTTAACATCTCACGATGTTGACGAACACTTCCGTCTTTACCATTTTTGAATCTAGGATTATCATATTTTGTTCCGTCTGATAAAGTCATCAAAGTTGAAATTCCAACATCAATTCCAATTTCTCTTTTCTCTTCTTCTACTTTCACAATCTTATAAATATCTTTCATACATAGCTGTAAAAAGTAATCACCACAATTATCTTTTTTTACAGTTGTTAATATTTGTTGTTTCTTATGTAAATTCACATATTCTTCAAAATTCATCGTGCATGATGAATCAAACCAGATATTTTTTAGGCATCCTTTAATCCCCCTAATCTTTACCTTTCCGATTTTAGCTAAATTAAAATATGCTACATTTTTATTCTCCTCATTAAAGCTCATTTTTCTCAGAAATTCTTGATATGTATAACTTGTTCTCGGATGTTTCTTTGAATAATATGGAGGTTTACTGTTCTCAATCGGTCTTTTAACTCCCTTTCCGTTTGTTTTCTTATTAGAATTTTCTCCACTCACTTGAGCATCCAATCGCTTCGACAAATCACACAAGAAAACTCCATTCTCACCAGACAAAGCACCCGCTGGAATCAATTTAATGTCTTCTCTCCTACTTCTTAACACATCCAAATACTGTTTCTTTGCAATAGACTTTACATCCGGAAAATGAACAGTTTGTCCTCCATTCTTTTTGTCTGGTCTTTCAATTGTATTAACTTTATTTTCAAACATATCATAAACAGCCATATTACATGCTTTATGTAAAGCTAAGATAATTCTATCTATTAATTCACTCTGTTCTTTATTTGGATACATTCTAAAATTGAAAGTATACACCGGTATTTTTATAACTTTTTCAACTAGCATTTAACCAGACCTCCTTTTGCGACATTTCATAATTTAGTGTGTTTACAAAATCTTCTATTGCACACAAACAATATTTTGCATATTGCTTTGATTCCACAATTAAATAGAAATCATCCATGTATCTTCCATAATATTTGACACCCAACTCTCCAGTTATAAAATGATCAAAACCAGACAAATATAATAAAGCAAATACCTGACTAACTTGATTTCCAAGAGGCAAGCCATTTCCGCTTGTGCTATCAATAAATTTTTCACATAACCAGTACGTATCTGGATTAGATATAAAATATAAAACAATATCTTTCAGAATATTATGATCAATATTATAGAAAAATTTTTTAATATCACCTTTAATAATCCAACAATCATATCCGTATTTCTGATATGCTAAATACATTTGATATTTCAGACAATCCAAACCAAACAATGTTCCTTTTCCTATTTGTCCGGCATAATTCGTATATATAAATTCATTATTTAAAATAGGAAGAAGCACATTATCACATAAACTGTGCTGCACAATTTTGTCTTTAAAACTTCCTGCTTCTATAATTCTCTCTTTCGGTTCATATACTTTAAATCTGTTATATCTATCTACTTCATATTGCTTTGATTCTAAAAGTTTCTTAATTTGATAAATTCCATCAAGAGCAGATAATTCAAATTTAATTCTACTTTTCGTAAAACCTTTGCCACTTTTTGAATCTCTGTATGCTTTATATAAATTTTCAAAATCAATAATCTTATCAAAAACTGTGCTATCTTTTATCATGATATATTTTACCTTTGTATTTATCCTGTCTAGTAAAAGACAGGAAAGGTTGTTTGCTCTTTTGATATCGGGACTCTAATTTCAGCGTTTCTCTTACTTTATTTCGTCTTCCGACCCAGAACGGACGAACTCCATAATCGTTCCAATTGCAATCGTTGTAGTTCACGTTACCATTACTGTTAACAATCTGAACATAGGAAGTCATATAGCAAACAACCGTTAAGAATCATCTTGTTTTATCTTTGTTTCTCCAGGCTATTGTCATATATTTAATATCACATATCTTCTTCTGCCAATGTTCAACTGTATCAGATCCTATAAGATTTAGATTCATTGACAATTCAACATAACAAGATAATTTATCACATGAAGAAATAGATCTAGTTTGCAAATCTAATCTCTTCTGTTTTTCTGCATTTATTTGTATTCTATTTGCGCTCATCAGGAAATCATATATATTCATACATTCATTCTGAATTCTTTCTATAAGCGTTTTGTATTTTGCCGGATATCTCTTTTTATTCGCTGTCACGGAATATGTATATTGCATTAAGTCGATAGCTTTTGTAATAACTTCCATATAAATCACTCCAATCTTGCTGAGTTTTGCTCTTCGAATACTTACGAACAACGCTTACGCATTGTTCTGTCTTCATCTCCACAAAACGTTATCGACAAGATAAACAGATTTAAGATTCGGTGATAAAAAACGGACGAACTCCATAACCGCCCCAACTGCAATCGAAGCAGCCCACGCGACCATTACTGCGAACAACCTGAACACAGGAAGAATCTTTTCTTGATTTCGTCTGATTTGGAGTTGACAGCCAGTGTGGATAATTGATTAGTGGAAGTTTTTCACCACATTTTCTGAATAAATCAAAAGTCGGAATAGACAACACATCATCTTTTACAACACCATAATCATTAAATCCATCCATACTAAGCAAGTTATTTTCAACTGGAGTAATACTATTTCCATATTTACATTTAATGTCTTTTGCAAGCTTGCACTCTTTAAGATATTTTCTTACAGAAGATTCTGCGTAATTATTATTGCTGCCAAAACTCATCCTCGTAAGAACTCCATACATAAAATGATATATCTTTCCATCCATTCGAATGTTTGTCCAATAATATCCAAATTCCTCTTTAAAGTGCTTGTTCATAAAATCTTTAACGGATTCTCTAAATTCATCTTCATATCTCTCTGGATCGTTACTATACCATTCTGGTACAATATCCTGATCGACTTTATAAGTCCACTTTGAAATATCAGAAGTGATAACATATTTCTCTGGCGGAATTAATTCTGCTCTCACAAATTTCTTAGAAGCATTAAATTCATTATCTTCTATATCCAATTTTTCAAGCAAACTTGAATGACTTTCATTCTCTAAGGGTGCAAGTTCCACCCTATTCTTAAAAATAATTCCACTTTTAAACTCACACATAATTTATTTCTCCTTTTCCTTATTTAGACAATTTCAATTTCTTCTCCAATCAGTTCTTCTAACTTTTCGCGCATCTCTTCTACGGTCATTTTCTTTAGTTTTTTTCGCTCCCAGATGAGTTCGAGGTTGTCATCATGCATGATACTGCTAATTTTTTCCATGCATTTAATCTTATATACCCTAACTATTTCTAAACCGCTTGCCACATTTTTTAAGTTTTCGTTATAGTCTCCCAAATCCGAATATCCATCTTCGCCAATCAAAAAGCCGCCTATAACAAGTCTTTTCCCGAAATAGTTATCATTATATTCGACCACCATTCCGCTTTTTAAATCTGACTTTGTAAATTCTTTCTGCATGTAATCACTCCATTCCAGGATCTCGTATCCTTCGCTATTGTAGTACCGATACGATGAGAACATTCCGAATCTTATATAGCACGTTTCTCCTTTGTACTCTTCATAATTTGTCTTTTCCATGTAGCTTTTACCTGTGCTCCACTTCATCCCATGCTCATGCATTCTCTTGCAAAAATCTTTCGCTTCTTCCTCGGTCTTACAATGCACCGCAATCTTATTGTCTTTATTTTTAAATTCTTTCCAGTTAAATTTTTTCATCTTTTCTACCTCATTCTTCCTCTCCCATATATTTTGCAGCGAACATCAATGCTCCGACACCGAGAATAAAACCATAGAAAAATGCCTCTTCTCCAAGTTCATATAATCTGGCACCGGCTAAACAGGATGTAATCAACCCACCAATTGACATTATGTTCCAAAAAGTTTTCTCCATATGTAATTCACCACCTTATCCTACAAGTTCATACTTGTTCCTTAAAAATTCACCAATATCATTTACCATGTATGTATAATTTTCTTTTTGATCTTTAATATATGTAGAATTTCTGTTAAAGAAACTTACCATCCACTCCGGAATTTCTAAATCTATGTTTGTTTCAAAGCTGTACGCAACAACAGCAAGTAAAGAATTCATGTTTTCAGGTTCAAGAAGTTTCGATGAGTTATCAACCTCTACTGTCCAGTCATCTAACTGAATTTTATATAATTCGATGTCTTCATCAATCACATCTTCTTTAACATTTTCTTTGATAAATTCAAGAGCGTTCTGGTCTGAAGAAGCATTATCTATTACATTATTCTCTCCCACTTCGACAAGACATTCTTCATCTTCTTTAATATGTAAATACTCTTTCATGAGAGCAGTTAAGATGTTAATTTTCTCTTTTAAAATAGCCTTACCTTTTGTATGACGATCCTCATTTAATTTGTCAAATGTTACTCCATTTACATCTTTTTTATATAAAGACTTTTCAAATTCTTCTACAAAATCCTTAAACTTAATATCATCTAATCCAAATTTAGCAAACTCTTTAAACACAGGGATCCAAACAATAACATTTTTTGGCACAAACACTTCTGTGAAATTATCTTTGCACACAGATTCAATCCTGCTAAAATATTCATTTACAGTATCAAAGTGTTCTTCCGTTGCGTTCTCATTTAGATATTTGCTCATGTTCTTTATTGCACTTTTCCAGTTATCAAAGAAAAACGTTGTCATGACAGATTCACATACAAGTCTTTCTCTAATACCTTTCGATTGCTGCTTACCGGAACAAGACATACAATTTTTAAAGAATTTATTTTTCTCAGATATTGTCCTTATTTTTCTTGCATGTAAATCAATATAAGTAAATGCTTTCTGAGATGTATTCATTCCCAAATGATTGTTGTATCTTCTCACCAATTTACTAATCTGTGACATCGTACAATGCTGATGTATTGTAATGTCAATCTGATAATCATCAAACATTTTTTTCAATTCTGGCGGTAACATTTCATATGTTTTTCTTCTCAAATCATATTCAACAGATTCCCAAATAACTTTTCCGTATTCATCTTTACAGATTTTATTATTTTCATCTTTCTTTTTTCTCTGATATTGGATAATCGGATCTTCTAAAGTAGCTGTAATTTTATAGTTTTCATGCTTAAATTTAACCAACGCAGAACTTCTTTGCATTCCATCAACAATGTATTGCTGCACAACGTCTTCGTCCAAATCTTCTTCTCCTAAGATAATTGGTGGAATATAATCATCAGTTAATACAGTTTTGATTAACTCATTCACCATTCCATTTTCCCAACAAAACAGTCTTTGAACGTCCTGATTATCACTAATATCTTCTTCCACAATCTTCTCTAAATAAGAATCTAGCGATAATGTCTTTTTTCTAATTTTCTTTGCCATGATTATATTCCTCCAATTTTTTATTCGCACAATAACACTTTTACATTTTCATAAAGACGCATAGTCCCAAGTATATTGTCTTTATATTCTCTTTCTGTTATGTTTAATTCTTCAATAATTTCATCTTGAGTGTATCCATCGCATATGAGATCGACCGCCTTTTGTTGCTTATAAGATAAATTGCTCTTATACATTTCAATTTTATCTGTTGTGGGGTGAAGTCTATTTATAATTTCCCCTTCTAAATTAAATCCAGAAGAAATGCCTTCTTCCAACGTGTAATCTTCATCTGGATCAACTTTCATATGTATGGATATATCTGGAATAACTATAGGATTTCCGTCCTTATCTCTCATAATTTTTCCTTTACTATCTGTTACAAGATTACATCTTTTAAACCTTATACAATCTCTTTTCCACGTTTCTTTTCTTCTTACAAGGTTTCCATAGAAATATGTACTAAATTTACAATTTTTCGACTCATCATATGTATCCATACTCTTCAGAAGAATATCGACAGCTTTATCATAATAATCATCCCAATACATTTTCGGGATATTTGTTTTGGAAATGATTTTGTCGCATATTTTACGAATTTTTTTCATATCATTTCCGATATAGTCTTCGAGAATTTTATTCTTGTCCATCTTTATGACCTCTCATACAAAATATTTAGATATCTAATTTTTATATTCGCTTTTATAAATACAACATACACCACATCTGAATATTTGTCAATAAATATATTCACATATCTGAATATTCTTCCATTGACATATGAATATATAATGTTATAATCTAAATATTAGGAGGTGTAATATGTTTTCATACAAACCTTTGCTGAAGCTGCTTATTGATAACGACTTAAGCAAAACTCAATTTCGTTTAGAAACCGGAATAAGTATGGCTACATTAGCCAAGATTGGTAAAGATGAATATATTTCTATGTCCACTCTTGACACCATTTGCAAATATTTCGATTGTAAAATTGAGGATGTAGTCAAATTTATCAATGATGATAAGTAGTTTCATACAACCTGATTCTATTATTACTATGAATCAGGTTGTAATTCATCAAAGAAATCATCGTCTTCAATGATTCTTATCTCAAATCTTCTAGTACCAAGACGATTAAAAGTCTTTTCAATATTCTTAATCCCAATCGTACATTTTGTATTGTCCAGGACAGATTGAATAATTACCAACTCATCTTTAATCTGTCTTCGTTTTTCAAGAATTTCTTTTTCCAACTTATATAATTTGTATCCATCACAACCTGACTTCCATTTTTCTAATTCAATCTGATGCATACAGTTTGACAATTCACGATCAACATTTGCCAATTTTTTATGTAATACTGCTCTTCTTCTCGTAGCGTCTTCCACAAATTCGCTACACTGTCTTGATTTTTCGATCCACTGTACAACCTCGTCGCACGGTATGTACGAATCTTTTCTTATGTATTTCTTCTCTTCTGATTGCACATTATCTGTTTTTGTTTTGTTCTGAGGAACTTCCTGTTCAGATTGTGGAACAGGTTTTACTTTAAAATGAAAGTTCTTCAATACTTTTGGAAGATTCTTTAGAATATTATCCGCCTTGTCCTTTTCAAATACTTGAGCGTTGCGTTTAGAACAAGTTACAGGAGAACCATCAGAACTTAACCTAATGTACAATTTGTCGTTCGTCACGACATAATTCATTTCAACCACCCTTTCTTTTTTACTTTTCATTGCGTTATTCACTGTTTATTTCACTCCTATTTAAAAAATTGCATCAGAAATAAACGTTTAGGAACTTGTCCACACGAATAAAAAGTAAATTTCAATATTCATTTTTCCAATATTTGGAATTTTTAGCTGATACGCTTGACTACTTTGAAAAAAATATGTATTATACTAGTAGGGATAGCGTAAGCTGTTCTTAGCACTCCCATTTCGGGAAATGCGTTTTTTGGTTTTAGAAGAGTCGGAACCGGAGGTGTTGGCGCACCTGTGATGGATTTCCGTCTCTTCTTTTTATTATGTTTACAAAAAGTATATTAACACGAACACTTGTTCTTGTCAATAGTTGACAGAACGTTTGTTCGATTTTTTGTTCTTTTCTGTTCTTCTGTATCCGGGAAAGGATCATGAACTAATATTGTACTCATAGTTCCGATAGGTTTTATGTTCATCAAATCTAATTGTTTTTCAGAAAACACTCTTAGCTGGTTCAAAAAGTCATCACAAATTTTTGCTATTGTTTCAGATCGCTCGATAATATCCTTGCATTCCTGAAAAGTTTTTCTTTCAAAACCTACCACCTCATTATTTTCAAGGTCTTGTTCTGCAACTAAAACTTTTTTCCCTTTACAGTGCTTAACAGCTTCTTCAATGTCCATCAATACATATCTCATGCCACATCATCTCCCCACATAAAATTTGCGTCACATGCAATCTTTATTGCACGTTTATCGTCCATAGATGTTATCTTTCCAAGGTATTTTTCTATTCTTAATTCTGAAATATTTCTTATGCATTCGCACAAAACAATAGAATCTTTTACCAACCCTGTACCTCTTCCCTTTTTGATAAGAGTATGCGTAGGTTGGTTTATCTTTTTTAATTTTGTACTAAATGGTATAACGATGGTTGTTGCAGCGAAATGATTTCCTATATCATTCTGTACAATAATTGCTGGTCTTTTCCCGCCTTGTTCACTTCCTATAGTGTTATCTCCAAAGTCAACCATTACAATATCAAATTTTTCAAATTTAATTTTCATAATTACGCATCCTCCTTTCTCCTAATCTATGTACTTCTCTCTTTCGATATCATAAGTATATACTCTTCACAGTATATTGTCAAGAGTATATTCAATAAAATATATTTATTTTTTAAAGAATATATGCTAAACTATATACTGTAAACAATATATAACGAACAGGTGGTGAATACATGCGCTTAGATATTAAAGATCTGGTAGATAAAAAATTTCAGAATAAAAATCAATTTGCAAAAGCGATCGGGGTCGGGTATCCTGCGGCATGTAAACTTTACGATGGAGATACAAGCAAAATAAATTTTGACACACTAGAAAGAATATGTATCGCACTAGAATGTACTCCAACTGATTTATTCAAATCTGAGGATCCAGCGTTAAATAGACTTCTTTTATATTATTGCAAGTTACATGAATCCAATGAAAAAGACGATACAGAATAAGTATCGTCTTACATATATTTATTACATCTTTATTATTTCTTTAGCTTTTCTAGCTGCTATATCCCAGTTTACTTCTATCCCGGAACCAATGCTATACCATGTATCTTGGCTTTCACTGTACTGCAACACATTCCAACACCATAAGTTTGACTTTTCTTTGTGCGGTTCTAAAACTACTTTTCTCATAACATTTACACCTCCCAGATGAAAGTTAAATTCTATTTATATTTATATGTTGATAATTTCGACATCCTCCTTTGGAACGGTATGCCAATCGTCATAGAAGTAAATATATAATAAATCTGGATTAGGATGTACTCTATACGCAACATATTTATTTACTTCTAAAATCCCAAATCTTTTAAGTAAACATTTCTTTACCATACAAAATCACCAACCTTTTTATATTTTTAAATAATTTTTATCTAACATTCTTCCATATATGGATTATCTTTTAACCTATAATCACATCCTTTTGCTAACAAAAATTGTTCCCATTTCAATTTATCTTCGCTTGTTAAAGAAAAATCCACTTCCAAACCACAATCATAAACTGTTGGCATCTTTAAAGTGATTATATCCTCTATCTCAAATTCTCCACCTTCGCCATCATCCCAACCACCAGTTGTCATTTCTACTGTGATTTTATTCCATTCTTTGTCTCTTTCAATGTTTACAATCTTAGTAGGATTGAACATTTCAGTAAGAATAAATTTAATTTCTTCATCTGTTAAACTAAGAAATTCTCTGTATTGTAACATATAATTACACCTCACGGATTTTAATCTTTTGAATAATATGGTTTATTTATAACATAAGAACCACATGGAACATATGTATTTTTGCAAACTTTACATACATTAACAGAGCATTTACCGTTTTCGTCCATATAAGCACACTCATGACTAACTACTTCTTGTACAGCTCTTATAATATCTTTATCTTCTTCTTTTTCTCCCAAAGAATACCAATCAATGCCGGAAATAGATTTTTTATCCAATTTCCATTCATTACCAATAAGTTCTACTGTCGCAGTATAAAAACCACAACCACAATCATTGTCTTCATACTGTTCATTATCATAAAATCCAAACAATATAATTCTCTTTATGCTTGTATTCGGATATTTTAATACATCGTTGATATAATACCATTTACCATTCACTTTAAATCCTGAACCATTAACCGATAACAATATATTACCTCCTCATTTGATATAAAACTTAGAATCTATCTAGAAAAATCTATTAAACTTCCACGATCTTTAATAGGTTCTCCATTAGCTGCTAAAACAGGCTCTATGCTATCTGCTAAATCAAGCCAACTGACGCTTACATGTTTCTGTTCTACATATCCATCTTCTTCCTCAAATTCAACATCACACTCATCATCAGATTCCCACGCATAACCAATAAATTTCCCATACTGTTTTAAATTTCTATGATAAACTCTATCTCCTGTTTTAAATTTCTTTTCCATAATATCACATCATATCATCTATTAAAACGCCTAATCCATCATATGCTTTAAAATATCTATGTGCAATTTCATTAAACATATCAGACTGACATATTGCAATAGCAGCCTTTTCTCCAACTTCTGTTTCATATTCTATTGCTAACTCAGAAAATAGTTCCTTTTTCTCTTCTCGTTTGCATTGCACTCTTTTATAACTTTCATAGCATTCCTTCAATTTATCGTTAGGAATGCCAATAAATAAATTTCTTCTCATAAAACGCTCCAATCTGACCAACTTTAGTCATTTAATTTGTCCCAATATTTATCAGAAGTTATGTCTTCATCAATCAATAACATATTTCCATTGTTATCAAAATGATTACACATTAATATATCATTTAATATATGAAGCACACTAATTTCCCAATTTTTCCCGTTATCAAATTTATCAAGTTCTAATTTATGTGCGTATTGTTCAAATACTTCTTTTATATCTTTATCGGACATTTGTGACAATTGATTTCCAATATGTTTATTTGTAGTATCCAATTATAACACCTCTCAATCCAAATAAAACCTATATTTCTTCAGCATATTCACATTGATTTAATATTTCTTTCTTATCAAAATCAATATCTTCTGCGGTGTCGCAACAGATTGTTTCAACTTGACTATCTATACCGTCCATATCTATTGCGCATTTTCGTAATATTCGAAAATACTATTACCATTTAACCATAATTAATATCAACATTTCTTATATAAGATCACCAGCATATTTGTCCTGAATTATATTTTCTAATTATTTCCTTAAATTTCTGTTGATGTTCTTCAAAATATTTTCTTTGTTCTTCTATTTTTAAATTACCATAACCCAATTTAGATTTGCAATGGTTATATCCATTCAATATTTCCTCCGCACTACGTTCTTCAAATTCAGACCATCGAATATCATTTGTATAACTGTCAGACTCTACATAATCATTATATAAATCAATTTCCAATTCAGAAACAGCTTCTACAATAGCCTCCTTATCTGACATAAATTTAAATTTTTCTGGATTATTCTTTATATAGTCTTTTATTCTTTGTTCGTCTTCATCAGAAATGGTACAAGTACACACATTCACACAATCAACTTCTATTTTAAACATATATTTCTCCTTGTATATCCTAGATTATATATTACTCAAACATCTTTTTCGGAAGTATTTTATCACAGTTTATGCACCTTCGCCTTTTACTACAAAATTCTGTAACATCCTCAGTGGCTCCACATGGCTCATTATTGTAATTAAAAAACAAATCTCTAATTACTCTTTCTGTTATATAGTATCCCTTTTCTGAACCACAAAACGGGCATATTTTTTGTTCCTTCATAATTCCCCTCGCTTGAAATCAATCTTTCAAACCATTTAATATTTCCAATCGTTTCTTGAACATTCCAACATATTCCGGGAAATATTCAAACCACTCATAATTCACTTCTTTGATTTGATTTAATCCAATTTTTCCAACAGCATACAATGCAGCTTCTTTCTGGTTGACCTTTTTTCCGAAGCAAGTCTGGCAATTAGAACCTTCTATTGTTTCATACGAGTTAAATGTCTTATTGAAATCCATCAATGGATGAAGAGATACTGGTTTATTATTCACATTATTTACCAGAACTCCCCAGTTTCCCCAGTGACGATCAGTGTTTCCCACAAGGTAATCAATAATGTTCATCATGTAGTAATCATGCTTATCAAGTGCTAAAATATATTTTCGGATATTTCGGTCATGATTTTGCGAATACACTTCAAATGCTTCCATAGACACAATGGAAAAGTCCTTTGATGTGATATTTTCACTTATAGTTACCGGTTCTTCAGCAAATACACTTCTGTTGTATATGACCTGCTTTACATCAAAACACTGACAAATTTTACTTGATAGAAGTTCCTTCTCAACAACTTCTATTCCTCCGTCTTTCAACAGAGAAAATCCTTTTTCTGTCCGTTTCCAGGCTTTTGGGAAAACACCATTTGTAGACAAATCTTTTGCCAGATCTTCATTATTGACTGTATATTGTTTTCCACGTAGGGCAATATCAATAAATATGTTTTCCAAGTGGTTGTCATACAAATTCACTTCAGAAAATGTTATCTTTTCACCTTTATTTCTTACCCAGAAAACATCTGTCAATGATGTACACCTATATGATAACGCCACTTTTGCTCTATCCTTGTCCGTTACAGCCTGATTCATTCCTATACTGTTCAAAATTTCTTTAGCGTATTTTCTATCCAATGTGAGAACTCTTGTTGCACACCAATAATTGAAATTTGTAATATTATTAACAAGAGTATCAACATCTTCTTCTTCTTCAAGATATAGGTTATATGGCATAAAACTTTTGTAATACACCTTACATCTTCCAGAAGAATCAATTCTTGCAACTCTTCTATCTTTATGCATAATCTCAAAAATATTATTGTTCATATTGTTCTATTCCCTTTTCAAAATTTCCGTCACTTGCTGCACTGTAACTCCATATACCTTTGCAACTTTTTTCTTGTCTTTGTATTTTTCATATTCTTCTATAATGTCATTCTCTGTCCAGTTCTGGTGAACTACCCACGAGCTAAAGCTCGGTGGGCTTCCTGCTTCTACGACTTCGTAACCTACTATCTCCACAGGCATAAATTCCGGCAGTTCCTTCCGTACTAAAATATATCTAAGCTACACTTAGCAATCTCAAACCTTCATTAAGAATATTAATTGCAGCATTAATATCTCTGTCATGAATTGTCCCACATTCTGGACATGTCCATTCTCTAACAGATAAATCTTTTGTATTTATATTAATATATCCGCATACATTACAAGACTGGCTTGACTTTGTAAATCTTCCAATTTTAATATACTGCCGATTATTCCAATCAGATTTATACTGTAATTGTCGTGTTAATTCGTACCACCCACAATCTTGAATTGCTTTCGAAAGATGATGATTCTTAACCATATTACTTACTGCCAAATCCTCAGTTACTATTACTTGGTTTTCGCTAATTAGTTTATGAGAGACTTTATGTAAGTTGTCAATTCTGGTATTATGAATTTTCTCGTGGATTCTTGCTACTTTAATTCTTTGCTTATTCCAATTCTTACTTCCTTTTATTTTATGGGATAATTTTCTCTGTTCTTTTGCTAATCTATTTTCATATTTTTTAGTAGTACGAATATTATCAAATTTTTCTCCATCAGAAGTGATAAGTAAATCTTTAATTCCTAAATCAATACCAATCATACATCCAGTAGATTCCAATGGAGTATGTCCTGTTTCCACAAGAATAGATACAAAATATTTTCCACTTGGAACTTGTGAAATCGTAGCAGATTTAATTCTTCCTTCAAAATTACGATGTATTTTTGCTTTTATCCATTTCAATTTTGGAAGTTTAATTTTGTTATTATCAAAAGAAACTTCTATATTCTTTCCTGTAATATTGGTTGTATATGATTTCTTATGATTTTTCTTGCTCTTAAACTTCGGATATCCAGCATGTTCCTTGTAAAATTTCTGATATGCAAAATCCATGTTATATATCGCATTTGTTAGTGCAAACTTATCTACTTCTTTTAGCCATTCATATTTTTTCTTAAGAATTTGATTAACATAATTATTACAAGATGTTTTATTCATGCTTTCTTTTTCAGTTTCATATTTATCTTTTCTATAAGAAAGAGTTTGGTTATATACAAAACGACAACAACCAAATGTTTTTTGTATTTGTTCTTCCTGTTCTTTATTAGGATACAATCTGTATTTATACGCTTTTAACATTTACCTATCACCACCTTTCATTTGTATTATTCTCTTTTTATAAAGGCTCTTTACCCATCAGCTAAAGCTAATGGGATTGCGAGCCTCATTAATTCAACCGGCTCATTCATAAAGTTTTCCATCATGGTTTCTCCAATTTTCCAATTTTCCAAAATACTCTCTACGGAATCATACGGACAAAACAACTTCCCGCTTCTCAACATAATTACATCAACCTTTTTCTTATCTCTGTAGATTTTCGTAAGTTCTGTGCTTATCTCATATGTTTGTCCTGTGCGAAACCCCATACTTCCGTCTCTACCAATATATTTTCCTCTCAATATCGTACCTCCATTACATATTATTTTAACACATATTACAAATCAAGTACAGCATCTGCTATAGTAGATTCATCCATGTGTACATAGTATCTTGCTGCTGTTTCCAAATTCTTGTGCCTTAATTGTCTTTGAACAAGAACAATATCTTTTGTTTCTTCATACAATTTACTTCCAACCCAATGTCTTAACATATGTGGGTAAATTTCGCCTTCCGAATATAAATTAAAAAATCCTGTAATTGCGCCTTTACTTAATCTGTTATTTTCATTTGATAAAAACAATGCGTTATCTTTAATTTCTCTCTCTGTTACGAAAAAAGTTCTAATTTTCAAATACTCCTCAATATTCATTCTAGCCTGTTCAGACATATAAACTTTGTCATATTCTTGTATATTTCCCTTTCCAAGAATCATCATATACGGTCTTTTTTCTTCGTGTAGATGTAAATCGGAAATATCCATATTTATTAGTTCTTCTGAACGAATACCACTTCCTTTTATAAGTTGAACAATGGCAATATTTCTAATAATATTAAATTCATTTTTATTTCCATCTGTGATATTTACTAAGAATTTTTCCACTTGCTCATCTGTAGGGATTTCTACTTCTTTATATCTTTTTTCAGATTTATATAGATTGCCAGGTATATGTGAAATCACATTATCATCGACATATTTATTTTGTCGTAAATAATTCCAAAAAGCACTGAATACATTCTTCTTTGTATTGATAGAATCCAGTGAATTTGTTCTTCCTAAAAATCCATTTTTTAATTCGTTAAGATATTTAATAAGATTATTACTAGTAATAATCTGCATATCTGTTTCATTGATTTCTGCTATGCTTTGTTTATTTATATATTTATTATTGATCATCCAATTAAGCATATCTCTAATATATATCCAATTAACTCTCTTTGTAGCCGCTGATTTATATCTATCAAAAAAATCTGATATAAAATCAGGAATATCTTTTAATTCTTTTGCAAGTTTTTGTTCTATTTTTCTTTGTTTTTCAATTTTATAACACATATAATATTCTCCTAAAATCCCAATGCTTCTGCAATATCTATTTTCTTTTGTAAATATTCTAATGCAGACAATCGTTCTGCAAATTCTTTTGATTCTTTTCCATGAAAATAACTAATCTCCCACAATTCTCCATCATCTGTTCTATAATATTTCTGTTCTTGTGGCTTATTATTCCGAGTAAGGTATTCATATACATTTCGACAATACAATTTTTCATATTCTCCTAATAGAATATCTTCTCTTTTAATCTCCTTCACATTTAATACCTTCTTTCTTTAAAATCGTGTTCCATGTAATAAACCTTCGGCTTTCATTTCTGTAGCGAATTCAAAATCAACGTTGCAAATGTTGTAACTGTTATACATGGAGTTCTCCATATTCTTTATTCCCCTTTTTACTCTTTTACTTTGTTCTTTGAACAAATATTCCATGCTATCCTTTTCTCTTCTCATAATATTCCTCCTGTTTTTGCAATAAAAAAACAATCAGATATCCCCGATTGTTTTAATTGATTAGCTTTCTTTTCTTATATACACTACAAAAGTCACCAGGACAATTTCTGATGACTTCTAACTATACATACACTATCTTCCTTTTTTTGCTTTCTTCCATTCATATTCCCATCGTTCATCTTCTGACATTTTACTTGTCTTATGATCTTCCGCCAATGTAAACAAACCTCCAATAACAAGAACAATCAACCCAAAAATAATTCCACCCATAATGTTTACCTCCAAATATTTTTTACTTTAAACTATCACTGAGATTTTCCAAAAACGCACATAGCATCAATAAAAATATTCCTCCAATTAACGCTCCCATATGCATATCCCCACCCTTCATTATCCATTATATATGTAAGCACACTTATGTGCAACACCACTCTGCGTTCTTCCTAACTCTTTTGCAACTTCTCTATAAGACATTCCTCTACGCAACATGGATTTTGCATAGTTTATTTCCATATCTGTCCAGTATTTTCCTTTGTTTGGTCTGTCATATGAGAATTTTTCACACCTTACCCACGCCGGTTCCAAAGCCAATGTCATACAATTATACCTAGACCAGTTGATAATATCCTTATGCTGTTCAGCCCATTTCCAAAAATTTTCAAGATCAATCATATATTTTGTGCAGCACGAACATTTAAATTTCCGACATGGAAGATCATATTGATTTATCCACTTCATGACTACCTTATGAGTAACATTGAAACACTCAGCAAGTTTATTCACGCTTAAAACATCATGCACCTTGCTCAAGCCCATATCCAAAGCCTTTTTTACAACTGCACGTTCTGTTCTATTAAGTCTTTTTGCTGTAATTGACACAGCCTGATTCAAATATTTCGATTCCAAATACCTAATCTCTCTGTCTGTCCATCTTTGAGCCATATTTACACAATCTCCCTAGGAATATAATCTGCAAGGTAATCTTCTTGTCTCTCTTTGAAACGTATTTTTAAATATCCAACATAGTGGAATTTAATTCCATTCTCTTCGAGCAATCCCTTAAAAATATCTCCAATAGGTTCACATACATCTGTACATGAATTAAACTTTCTAGTTGCTTCTCCGGCAAGACTCTCCGCCTCTCTCTGTCTATCTAATGGAATCTGATATACTTCTGGTCTTGCTCCGTAACCTTCTTTGTATTCATTGTTATAGGTTCCATCAAAATCCAATACAAATAATGTCCACATCATAATTTCTTACTCCTTTATTTCCTGCTGCCAATTCTTTTAATATTGTCATTTCTCTCTCAAAAGAAATGTGAATTTCATTACTACTCATTGTTCTTTTCTATCATGGGGAATATCCAGCCTGTTTTATTATTGGGAAACAAAACGTCATAATTGATTTTATGTAATTGAAACTCTGTTCCACATCTTTCACAGGCAAAAATTTTTCCGTCATACATTCCAATAATCCCACCACATTTGCAATTAATGTGACTATATCTTTTCATGTTTACCTCAATTATCATTCTGGGTCTATCCAATATTTACATACCACCATCCAGTATATCTATCCACTTCATTATTTCTTTCGTCTTCTTCCGGATCGTAATATCCTGTATTTATTTCGACTTCTTCACCTTGTGTTCTATATAATGTCGTAAGCATATCTGCAACTGTGTTTGCTGCACTCTCTGTTCTTACTAGAATTTCAGAACCTCCATCTGTCCAAATTTCTCCTTCAGAATAATCTCTTAGTCTTTCTGTAATTAGATCAATCCAATTCAATTTATCCATACCTTCCCATCCTTTCCACACAAGAAATGCGACTTTCATTTCCTTTTATTTAATTCTTCCATAACTTCCTGAATATCTGTTACATAACCAGACCAAACAACTTTTTCTGCACTTTATCCACAATAAATTTCCATACTGCCATCAAAAAATCTCGAAACATCCATATTATCATATTTCTTCATTGACGGTATAAGAAATTTTACATTGTAGAAATATAAATTGTCAGTATCTATTTCATCCCATTCTTTCCAATTATATAAATCAATTCCACAAAACTGTTCTTTGTTTATCTTATTTTCCATAATATGTACCTCCAATCTATTTATTATCTAACACATCCAGCAATCCTTTTCCATTCTCCATTGACGTTAGTTTTAGTTCAACATCAGTGATAGCATTTTCAGCGACCAATTTGACAAATTCGATAGGTAACTGATTTCCGTTTTTCTCTGCTGTTATTTTCAATCCTTCAACTAAAGATTCTATTCCAACCTTTACTCCAGCCAAATAAGCTAATTTTAATTCGTCCATAATATTTTTCCTCAAATCTTTAAAACAAATACGAGTTTCAACTCCAACCTAAGAATGTTTCCCATCCATTATCTTCGATATCTTTTGCCGTCTTAAATTCTCCGCTTCGTAATCCAAATTTATCTCCGAATGACACCGCCGGCATGAATGCATTTTTATTTATAGCAATGGTTACTTGTGTTCCATGTGGTAAATTGTAAATATCATAAAGTTTAATTTGTTTTCCAATCATATTCACATATTCTCCTTTACACAATCAACTCAACCATATAGTTTTCAAACTCTTCTATCATTTCAAAAGCTGCTCTGAAACAAATCGCACCTAAAACGTCATCGCATTCCTTTGTATCTGCATCTATTCCAAAAATAAAACACCATGAAGTAAACAACGCTCTCAACTGTTCTCTTCTTTTTAAATCTCCCCATTCTGTGTCCATTGCAAAATCAATTATGTAATTTAAAAATTCTTCTTTACTCATAAGATCTGTTTCTCCACTCTTTAATTTTGTCACTATTTGTATTTCCAACAATCATAGAATAAATCATATTCCAATCTGAATTTCCAAAAGCCATCGGCATATCATTTCACACTATGTATGTATTGAATATTTCTGCTTGTTTTTGTGGTAATACTCCACCCTTTATTTTATCCATACAACTATTCCTATTTTTGACAATTCTACTTAGACAGAAATTATCAATATGACCATATTGGCATAAATCTCTTGCAATCATAAGTTCGCTATAAAGTTTGTGATACAAGTCATCTTTCCTTCCTTCCGTTTGGTAGAAAGTATTACAGATTTTTACTAATTCATCTGCTGATAAACTTATTGTTACTTCTCTATCCTTTTTAGAAATATTTTGTATATCCATTTTTTATTCTCCTTTCTTATCTTGAAATTATCTTTTCATCTGTCAAAACACTTCTGTAAAGTAAAATCTATTCCATCTTTTAAACATAAAGGAAATGAACTATAATTATCTGTTATCCCCCAGCAATTATAATATTCTCCATCTTCATCTATAAAGGCATCTATATCACTTTCAATATCTTCAATTGTTGGAATATTTGTATCTTCCGCTTTATCTAATTCGGCATCTAATATTTCTTTATTTTTTGCATTACATTCTTTAATAAAATGTTTTACTACTTCTTTACCATGTTTTGTTAATTTATACATATTGTGTTTCCTCCCGATGAAATCATTATTTGTTTCCATAACATACGGAACAGCAAAAAGCTGTTCCTGACTGTTCCAAAGTTCTACGTTATTCAACTGATACACAGATTGAAGAGTCTAAAGAGCAAAACGGACGAACTCCACAACCGTCCCAACCGCAATCGCCGTAGTCCACGTCACCATCACCGTCAACAATCTGAACATAGGAAGCCGAGCATCCTTCATTTGTACTGTCTGGTGTATCTAACCAAAACGGTTTTTCATTTTCTGTCCTAAACATACCATTCTTCCTGGCTTTTCTGTAATCATCAAAAGTTCCTAAATGCACCTTACAATCACATGTTCCGTAAGTGTCCAACCCATCCATAGAAAGTAAATCAACTGTATCTAATAATACATTTTCTTTTCCAAATCCTTTGTAGATATCAGACAGAATTTTCCCATTTTCATCATTCAGTACATTCTTGATTTCAGAAGTTCTAAAGTCATTTGACCCATTGTCAAATTTATAAGTTCCGTCAATAAGCTCTTTTTTCCAAACTTTGGTTCTATTGTTCTCAATATCCTGTTCCACCACATACCATTCATTTCCAATGTCGTCTACAATCACGTTTCCAACCTTGCATTCATATAACTGTTTCTCTTGCCTCATTCCTAAAGACTTCCTTAGTTCTTCTGTTAATTCGATCACCAGGTTATTTCCTTCTACTTTTACATTTGTCTTATTTACTTCGATATTCATAATATTTTCCTCTACTTTCTTTCTAATAATTCTTACTTACAAAATGGTTTCCAGTACACGATCAGCGCCACACCTAATACAGTAATATATACTTTTGCATCCGTTTCTGTCATAAACAACGCGATAAGAAGCAAAATCAATCCAGAGAACTTTTGAAAGTTCAGTCTGCGCTTCCACCGTTTAAACTTCTGGCTCGTAGCAGCTATAACATATCCTTCTAACCATTCTTTATTATGTTTCTTCCATTCTTTTTCCGTCATAACTGTTTCAATCACATTCATTTCTTATTTCCTCCATTCCTCATATACTTGTTCACTACGTTGTTATACTCCCATTTTTCCACCACTGATACACCGCCTTTTGTTCTTACAGTGCAATACTTCTTTCCGCAAATTGTAAATTCGCTCAAAATCTCCATTGTATTATTCTCCTTTTGTTGTTGTGTTTATTTGTTGTATTTTTTATTTCCCTGAAATCATTCTGCAAGCTGTGACACTCACAGAACGTAATATGTAAGTTTTTCTTATGCAGTCTTTGCTACTGCTTTTCTTGATGTTCTTTTTCGTGTTGTCTTAGACTCAATTCCCGGAATATCAATATTCCTTTCGATCACACCGGAAAGGAAATCGAATAATGAATCTTGCCACTTCTCTGATAAATTATCATTAAAATATTTACTTCCTTTACAGTTATTCAACAGAACCCTTTCCATGTCTGTCTCTCTTCCAGAGTAGTAGGCATATAATTTTCTAAATACTCTTAATACTTTCGCGCTGAATGCCTTTCCTTCGCGATAAGTTTTACCTCCGTTCCATTGTAGTTTTACGATAAGTTGTAAAATTCTGTCTAATAAATCCGGACAAACTCTCGACATCTTTGCACCGTCAGAGACAGAAGTTAAAATACCAATAGGATTTTTTACTGGGTTCCTGTCTCCCTTAACAGCAATGTGGTTTCTGTCACAGATAGATTTTAATGTAACATATTCTTCTTTTTTAGCTACGAGCGCCGCACTGTAGATATCGACAGGAGTCATGGTTTTTCGATCGTCTTGCTGTGACAAGAATAAGTCAACCGCTTCTGCTTCTGTAATTCCGATCAATACTTCAACCTGAATCAATTTCATGTTTCCAAAATAAGCGCCAATGATTCTGTGCATACCGTCAACAACATAAAATTTATCATTCTTGCACATAATCTTAGGCAAATCCCACTTATAAGAGCTAAATTCAGATCCGATTTTCTTTGCAATAGATACCCTTAATTCTCTTTGCCAATCTGGAACATGAATAAGCAATGGATTAATGCTGATAATTGCCTTTTCTCTTCCATCATGTTTCGATCTTGCTTCTTCCATCTTGTCAGATACGATCATTCTTTCTCCAACTTCAATGATATTGTTTAGCATTCTTGCTTCATTCATCATTGTTTCCACTTCCATAGGTTCAAGTTTTCCGTTTCTACTCATTTTTCTAATCTCCTTTAATATGTAAAGTTTTCTATAATAAAAAGCACCTGTATAATTACAAGTGCTTTCTATACGTATACATCTATGTTGCATTGTCGTTCTTCATTTTCGATATGAACATCTATCCATGTTCTACCGCGTCTGTATGAACTGCTTCCCAAAATATCCAGTGTTACGAGAGGATTCTCACGAATCTGCTCACACTCTTCATTCGTTAGTATATTCTTATCCAAGGCTTCCAATTCCTCAAACGTATAATCTGCTAAAGATTTTCCTACTGTTATCATAATCATGACCCCTTTCCTTTTGCTTCGTTCCACTTCTTTCAACCGAGATCAGCTCAATCTGGCGTTTCCTCTGTGTGATATTAATTAACTGTATCTGATGTTTGTTATAAAAATTTTCCATCATGTCTCTTCCTATTCCATTCTTTCCGCTTTCGTATTTGTTGTATATGGCTCTTTGCTGATTATCCAATCACCTACAGATAGATATACTTTTTCATCATCGTTCCAGGTTTCCCAACCTTTTATATCATTTACATTGATATATCCGCTATCCGGTGTAACGTCTGTTTCGATATGATAGCCAGTTCCGTCCGAAAAATTTAACTCAAACCCCTCTGTTCCAATAGTAACGCTTTCGATTTCTTCTGTGTCAATATATGTTTCCGGCATTTCTGCGACTGTTTCCTGAGCTTGTTTCGGTGTGTTTTCAACCGAGTTTCTTCCTATTATAAATGTAGTAAAAGAAATAATTGCAACAGCACCGATATATAATATTTTCCGCTTCATCATTCAAACCTCTTTCTATAAATCCCTTACGTTTCCGACTACTTCCCAATCTGTTAAAGCATATGTTGTATTTAGCTTTTCCAGTGGTAAACGCTCAATGTTTCCATTTCCTGTATTGTATATGTATCTGTTTGTCTTTGTGTCTACGATTGATTCATTTACTACTCGTTTTAAAAACTGTTTTGTCATGGTTTGTTTCCTCCATTATCTACACAAGATCAATCCGCTTTTTAACATATCCGAAAACCATTCTTGGAAGTCGTGATACTCTGTTTTGTCGATAATGTCTCGATAAACTTCTTTTAGCTGATTTTCTGAAAATGTTTTTTCCATAGCGTCTGGAAGTGATTCTCGATTATCTTCTGAAAAGTAATATCTGTTTTTCATTGTTTAGACCTCCTTATTCAAATGCTTCTTGTCCACAATTTAATTTGACATCTGTTAAAACATAATCCCAGCTTGTTCCCAATATCCAATTATTTCCCATGTCTTTTGAATAATATCATTACTCATTACTGCATCAAATGATTTTACAAAAGTAGCATAATCAAGATACCCTTGCTCTTTTGCGTAGTCACTCGCTTCATTTCCACAAAATGTTGTTCCATATAATTTGTTTCTCTTCATAATTTCCACCCTTTACCCTTTCTTTATGTATATTTTCTTATTCTCTTCTAGTTTCGCTCCTGCTCATCAGTATCGGACTTTTACCGATAGACTAAAAACATCATACAGCACAGCCTGTACATTACGGTTTATTCCCTTCTTTCACTTGCTGATTTTCCGCTTATAAGAGTTCTGTACTTAAACAGTGTTATCTGCTCGTATAAGCGCGCTGTATTTGATTAGCTATATGAAATTGACAAGGTGCTATTTCCGAAAACTTACTAATCATTACGTTTTCGTTATGCTTAATATAGCATGAAGTTTTCGGAATGTCAATATGTTTTTAGAATTTATTTTACGTTTTCAGAATGTATGATTGTAATAAAAAAGACATCATACAAACGTATAATGTCTTTTCTTAGCCTATTCTATTCCCATTCGGGAAAACAAAAGCAGATGTATATTTACATCCCATAATACTAGCCATCTTCTCTAGTTCTTCTTGCGTAAATTTTCCAGTTTTTACCCTTTTGGAAATAGACGCTTGACTCATTCCCATTTTTGCACCCAATTCTGTCAATGATATTCCAGCCTCATCACAAGCAACTTTTATTTTTTGTTGTAAAGTTATTTCCTTCACCTACTTTCTCTATTACCTCTTAATATAATATAGCAAATTTTTAGTTATGCTGCAATATATTTCTTGACAGAACCGGAACGTGTCCGGCTATATTTCTTTACCATCTTTAAATCGGAATACTGAAATATATTCCGCATCCAAAATAGAAGCAATTTTTTGAAGTTCTTCTTTCGTGAATTTACCCGTTTTTAGCCTTTGACCGAAAGCTGACGGAGTAACATTCATTTTTTCAGCAATTTCTTTTTTTGTAACGCTTCCAGAATATGCAATTGCCATTTCTATTTGTTGTTGTAATGTCACTTTAACCACTTCCTTTCCTTATTATTATAAAGGATTTCCTGTTTTTAGACAATAAAAAACATAGATATTTTTGGCTGGGCGGTGTATCCAGCATCTCAGGTACTCTTTTCAGAGTGTGTCGGGAACCTTTTCCGACCTCAAAAACATCTATGTTACTACCAATTATATCAGTTTGTACATATAATATACCATATTACAAAAAATATGTCAATGTTTTTACAAAAAACTTTTTAATCTTCCACTATGTAAACGTCTATCTATTTTACTTTGATGTATGTCCATCATCGTAGAAACATAAAGATAATTTTTTCTTTCATCATATTTAATCCCAATCATTACATTGTCTTTGTATACCTTTATCAGCTCTAATGATTTTCCTTCTTCATTCGGATTAATCCCAACATAGTCAGGACTATTTATAATTTCAGATATATTGTTAATATATTTTAGCGCCTTGAAATGTTTTCTTTTTATCATGTGCGTTTTAAGTCCATTTGATCTATATATTTCCAATTCAGGCAGATTGATTCCTAGAATATTATTAAATTTTGTATTGTATTTTCCAACGATTACAAGTTCATCCGTATCACTCAATGTTATATTCTCCTTCAATTTTAATAATTATAACATATTTGTTCTTATTCATCAAATACAATACATTAATTTTTCTTGACAGTGCCGGAAGGTGTCCGGCTTATTCAATTACTTCCTCTATCCTGTAAACTCTAACTACTTAAAAGTATACAATTCGTGGTATGCCATAGGTATTTTCATAATGTTCACTCTTTCTTAATATCCAAAAGCCAACCAGTAACCAACCATTCCGACCGTAAAGACAATCGGCATTAACAGCGTTGTAACTTCGTGGATTCTATTTTTTAGGTTTCTTTTCTTGCTTCTCATTTTGATTACCTCTCTCATTCTTATTTGATTATTTATTCTCTATTTAAAATATCTGTCAGAGTCATGAACTCACGCCGGACTGGATATCCGTATACCGATAACAGATATTAAGCATAATTTTAAGCGGTTTCAAAGTTTGTTGTAGATTATTCTACACCAGTGACTAAGGCGTGACTTAATTTTTGCTTATTACATCCATATTCTATAGGATTGATAAAGTTTTTACGTGTTGCCTACTAAAGTACTCACGGTCTGTTTTTAGTTCTATTTTAGGTACAGATACAGACATCATGTCAATTTTAGACTTCCTGCTCCAACTATTTTAGGATAATAGTTACTTACGATAAACCTTGTATAATCTGTTTTAAAAAAGGAGATATACAAGCTCCTTCATGTCAGCACAACTATGAGGCATTGCTGATCTTGAGCCTTTCGGAAGTATTAGCCGTTCCGATGCTTTTGCAATTCCTAGTTATTTTTTGTGTGTACTCCTTGCCACCGTCACACGTCTTTCACATTGTTTTTCTTCCTGGAAAATCTTAATGCGGAAGTATTGCACTTGATAGGACTTATTCTTGTCGTGCCTATACAAGGTTTTGTTTTTTGTTATTCCGTATTATTATTTAAGGACTTGCCGACTTGACAAGTCCTGATTTACAAGTTACAATAATTTATGAGTTGTCGTGTATATATTCTTTTGCTTCTTGTTCCGTTGGACACTTTACAAGTTGCTTGTGATCAGAATTGTACACGACTGTTTCATTGTCGTATGTTATATAGTACATACGTTTTCACCTCCCTTCTTTTGGAAGTGAAAGTTATTTTTAATTTGACTTATGCAAAATCATGTTTCGCTTGTCAATCTTATATACGTTTGAAAGTCTACTTTTTCAAAACCGCCGTAACCAGTGACTATAACTCAAACACTCTGACTATTTGATTTATAATTTGATTCAACCCTTATGCACGTCTGCGCTGTCTGACTAATGATGCTATACGCGTGGAACGGTCTATTTCGCTTCTTTCTTTCCCCTATAAGATAGAGAAATCACTTTATTAAGTTTTATTAAAAAGGAATTTTTCACAAGAATTTGTGAAACACGACTTGAAAAGCGAATACTAAAATGTTAGAATATATATAATCACTTTGCAAGAAGTGTTTGGAAAGAGCAGTCATTGTTTGGTTGGTAGCCTTGCGACTGCTCTTTTGTTTTCCTTTTGTGATTATATAATATCATATGTTTTTATGTTTGTCAATCGTTTTTTGATTATTTTTTTAATCTTTTTCGATTACTATTTTTGCTTTATATCCTAATGGGTTTATGATGTCGTTTGTTTCGTCTAAAGATAAATTTTTTTTATTTATTTTTCGATTCAAATTTTGATTTACAATACCCATTTTTTCAGCAAGCACTATTTTTTTTATGCCTGACTCTTTAATTAAATTATTGATTGTATTGGACAATTCAGCATTATTATTTATATCCACTATATCACCTCCTGTTAGGCTATATTATACAATATACTATGATAAAAAACAAATGTTCTGAATGGTATATTTTGTCAATTTATGTTACCATAAAAGAAAAAGGATTTTATATCATGGGCAATTATAGAATACAGACACAAGATTTTTATTTCGGCGCTTGTATGTTTTCTTTTTTTAAACATAATTCTGATACAACACCTTCTATAATAGAAAGTACCGATGAAATTCAGGTTATCAAAATGACAACTAATACAAGCGAAGATTTTTATATTATAATGAAATACACGAAAAACTGTCAAAATAGGAAAACCATTTATAAAAGTTGGACTTTCCCAATCACAGACAAAGACAGAGAAATGATAAAAAAATATCATGATATTTGTGAAAATATATATTTCTTTTTTGTCTGTGGTGAATCGTCAATTTCAGGCAAACCTAAAAAATTAGAAAACGGCGATTTTTATGTTGAAGAAATAAAATCCGGTGAAATTGCTATATATCGCTATTGCGACTACTTAAAAGTAAAAAATAAAACAAATATAACAATAAAC